CTTCTAAGCGGCAGGTCGTAGGTTCGAGCCCTACCGGAGTCGCCATTATTTTCAATGACTTAGGCCGATTGTCTGACTTCGTTTAGCCGGCTTTGTCTGAATGTCTTCAGACAAATCAGCTGTTTTTAGGCTCTTTTCGTTCTTAGTTTCATCACTGTGCGCGGGGATCCCAAGCGCCACTGATCGCAGGATGATGCGCTTTACTGGCGCTGCCGCAACGAACCATTCGCCAGCTTGTCGGTATGCGCGCAATTGTGCATGGAGCTTAGTTTCGTCCGCCTTCGTCCCGGGAACGGCGGCTATGAGACTTGGAAGTGCTGAAAAGCCGGTTTTAAGATCTGCCAGACGGTGAATTGGATCTTTCGAGAAGCCTATCTTGATGCGGTTTCCGACTTGGAAAAAGTAGACATATCCACCTCGGCGTGAATGATTGGGCTCCTGCTGCATCATTCTCAGCTTCGCAGCGGCCTGCCCTCCGGATCGCTCCTCCTGCCAACGATCATTCCACTCTTCAGCGACTTTCCTGGCTTCGGGCCCGTCCGGACCGCACGGCACGTTATGAAACCCGAGCGCTTTCATTCGTGCGGTCGGCTGCCAAAAGCCGTTGCCACGGATGACGACGTAGTATGGGATCTTTTGAGGGTTCTTAGTTGGCATCATTGCCTCCGGAACGAACGGCCCGCCGCTTCTTCTGCGCTTCCATGATCTGCTTCTGGGTCCGCTTCACGTAGGTCGGCAGGATCTTCGCCGACTTGTGGCGGGAGATCGCACGCATCTGGGAATCGGTCAGGTCCGCATCGCCCATCTCCGTCAGTCCGCCATGGCGGAAGGAGGTAAGGCTGAGCTCGTCCCGCAGGCCGGCGAGGCGGATCATCCGCTTGGCCTCGTGCGTCATGTAGGACAGGTCGCCCTTGCGGGTCGCCCAGGGCAGGGGAATGCCCTCGGACTCGTCGATCCAGTCGCGCATCATCACCAGTCCCGAGATCCTGTTGCGCCGGACCTCGTCCAGGCGGCCCATGAGCTCCGGATAGAGGGCTACGCCAGTCTCGTCGAAGAGAGGCAGCCACACCTCCTCGCCGGTTTTGGGATGGACGACGAGGACGTTGTCCGGCCGATCCTTCGGGCGGTAATGCGCCACCTCGAGGGCGGTGAACACGTGCTCGACCCGCTGCAGCCACTCCCAGAGCACGAGGGCTGCTGTGCCGAGCGAGGCGCGGCCGTTCTCGTCGCAGGTTTTGACGAAGGCGAGCAGCTCCTCATAGGTGGCGGTCGGTGTCGGCTTCGACTTGTTGACCAGGCCCATCTTGGAGAAGGGGTTGCGGTGGGGCACGAGCTCCGGCTCGGCCCTCTGCGCCACGTTCCAGGCCCGCCGGCAGGACTTCATGGCATGGTTGGCGGTGGTGCGCCGCTCGCGCTTTTCGATCAGGGGAACGCCCCTGGCATCGAGTTTAGGCTTGCCATCCTCGTCGAGCAGGGGCTCTTCGACGAAGGCGATGGCCTCATAAAGCTTGTCGACCACCTTGGTCGTCAGGGCCTCAAGCGGCAGCGCTCCCAGGCGGCGCCCGTCCTTCAGGATATAGTTCCCCACCATGTCGAAGCCGAGTTCGTGGGTGCCCTGCATCTTCCTCGACAGCTTGGTCCATTGGTGTCCGGTCTTGAAGACCGTGACCATCCAGTCGAAGGTTCCGGGGGCCGCCCGCCTGGGCACGAGATCCGAAAGCCCTCCCGTGCGCCAGGAATCGAATTGCGGCAGGAGGACGTGCTCGGCATGGTCCCATGCTGCGTCCACGTCGGTGCCGAGAGGCTGGTTCTTGAGAGGGCATCCTGCCTTCTTGGCCCAGCTGGGAAGCTGGAAATACCAGCCGTTCTCGCCAGAGGCGAGCCGGATTCGGACCACGTAGCGCGGCTTTCGGCGGAGCGATTTTGCCATCAGATCAGATCCGAAACGTCCTCCCTCGCGGCCTGGCGCTCGCCGGACCCGAAGCGTCTCGTAATGAAAGCGCGACATTGTTCCAATGTCCAGACAGGCTCCTTGGACCGGCCGGTCCCGCGCAGATCGGACGGGGGAGGGGCCTCGCCCCGGGTGATGGCGCGCCGCAGCTCGCCCGTGTTGGCGCAGTCGAAGAACGCGGCTGCCACGTCGGCCCGCATGATGCCGGGCCAGGCGCCATGAGGAGGAAACCGAGCAGGGAGACCGCCGCGGGACATGGCTATGCCGCCTCCTCGCCAGTGGTGGGATTCTCGGGCGTCATTGGCACATGGGCTTTACTCGGCCGGTCGAAGACGTCCTTGACGACGACGGCGACCGAGTCCTGCTCCACGTGGATGGCCTCGACCGTGAAGCCCTGGCGGACGGCCTCGCGGACGCGTCGGAGAACCTCGACGGTAACTGCGGTCTTGCCGCGGCGGCGTCCGGGCAGGGTGATGGTGTCCTGGCGCTTCATGCGGTGTCTCCCGGCATGGCGTTGTGCTCGATCCCGTCGAGCAGGCGGCCCGCGCGCTTCTTGCCGACGCGCCACATCTCCTGCTCTCCGAGGCGGATGGACGGGTAGGCTGGAATGTTCGGGTAGGTCAGCAGTGGATCGCCGCCGGCGCCGACCCCGAACGGACCGTCGCCATGGTCGACAACCTTGACGGGATTCCATGCACCCCATTGCTTGAAGAAGAACGGGACTCCGGCGGCCGTGCATTGGTCGCGGATCGAGCGGGCCCAATCCGGGTGCATCGGCCGTGCGCCGGGTCCGCTCTCTCCGCCGACGATCACCCAATCAAGCCTGTGGTGCATTCTCCCGGTCGGCATCGTCCCCAGGCTGAACCAGTCAAAAAAGGATTCGCGGGCTTGCTCCTCAGTCGGTTCCGTGTCCCTCCAATCCTCCCATTCCTCCTCCCATGTGCGGGGATAGAGAACGTCCATCACGCTTTCGCCATCCGCGTCGATGGATCTGAAATCAATCGGCCCCAGCAGTGGCTCGACCGAAACGAAGCGGATCGCGGCGGGTGTGTCGAGGAGGGCCGGAATCCGTTCGTTAGCGCGCGCTTGATCCTCGACCGATACGCCTAACCAGACATTGTCGAGCGGGAAGGCCCCCAGATCGAAATTCTTCCAGCTTCCCGGCCAGAGCTTGTCCATTTCATTGAGGATCTCGGGTCGTGGGTCTCGCTTGGCTCCAAACCCGGATTCTCTCATGCCCTGGAAGTAGCTCTGCATCCGGTCAGCACGCTTCGTCAGCACCTGGAAGGTATGCTGCGGAGCGAGCGCCATGACGGCGAAGACCTCGTCGATCCACTCGTCAGGGACGCTCTCGTGGAAGAGGTCGGACATGGAGTTTACGAAGATCATGCGCGGCCGCTTCCACTTCAGCGGCTGCAGCAGGATGTCGTCGGGAGCGAGCGCCAGCTTGCCGGTCCAGACCGCGTTGCCGTTCACCCGGCGCGTGGTGTCTTTGTAATGCGGCGTCGCGGGGTTTCCATCGAGAAGCCGCGCCGCCTGTCCCATGGCGTAGCAGTTCGTGCAGCCCGGCGACACGATGGTGCAGCCAACCGTCGGATTCCAGGTCGCGTTCGTCCATTCGATTGCGGTGTTGTCACCCATGGCTCGTCTCCTTTGCCTCTGGAGACAGGAGGGCGGCGCGGTCGAGACGTTCAATCGCCGCAAGAGCGAGGGCTGCACTCTTCACGAGGTCCGCGCGGCGGGTCTTAGGCTTCCACCACTTCCGGTCCCAAGGCCAAAGTTGCAGGATCGTAAACGGCGTTCCGAGCCAGCCATCCTGTTCCATATCAGCCCTGGCCGCAGTATCCGGCCAAATGGCGGCCAGCGCATAACAAACGGCCGCTTTAGCAAGTTCGCCGTTTCGGTATTGGTCGTCATGTTCCGCCGTCCACCCCTCAACTTCGATCTGACGACGGCGCTCGGCAAGAACATCTTGGGCGGCCTTACTCCCCAGCGCCTTCCTGGCTTCCCCTAACTCAAGGTGAGCGTCATACGACCGCCGCTCTATCTCTGGAGACAGGAGGGCGAGGGGGACGGCTTCAAACACTTCGTCTTGATTGGAAAAATTACGAACCCGTCGTGATTGACGCGTCAAACCGGAAAGATACGACTCAAACTCCTTCTTGGCTTCCTCTAGCTTTGCCTCGGCCGCGAGGGCGCGGTGGCGAAGGGTTAGAATTTCCGCAACCGCGTCGGTGTGCGAGGCAATGCCGTTATCGCGCAACGTCTGTCGTTCCACGTTCAACCGCTCTATCTCTGCGGACTGTGAGGCGATGACGGCAGACATGCGCTCGAAGTCATCGAGCAGCATAACCACCGCTCGGTCGTAATCGTCGCTCCCTCGCACATCGGAAAGCTCGCGCAGCCTTTCACGCAATTCCTGCGTCGTACGCAGTTTCACCTCTGTCTGTGTCTCGGTCATGGTCTTTCCTTTCAGAGCAGCAGCGGCTCTGCTTTTGGGGCGCGGACATGCGCGAGGCGGTCGAGCATCTTTTGGTCGCGTTTCTTCCTGGAGAGGAATTCGGATGCACCGTAGCGGTCGGTGGCGATGGCGCCGTGGCGGATCGCGGCGGCGCGTTTCGTGCGGCAGATGTCGTAATGCTCCCACCGCGCCTTCGGCGGGCACTGAAACCACTTGCGGCGCACGCCGATCTTATCGGCCATGGCGTGCAGCTCCTCGCGGGTATCCGCGAACATGTGGCACATGATCATGCCCCGGTAAGGAATCTTCACGTCGTCGACATAGACAGCCATGGGACATCCTCTCAAAGCAGGGAGAACAAGTCGGGCGCTTCGGCGGGAGCGAGGGCTTCCGCGCGGGCCGGTTCGGAATCGAACTCCAGATCGGTCGTGCTGGCCGTGAGCATGCGTCCGTCTGTCTCTCGGATCCGGACGGAGTAGGGGCCCGGCTGCGCCACCACCACGCCGCGATGCGATCCGGCGCGGACCGCTGCGCCGATCGGGAAGGCATAGGGAGCAGGGAGAGCGGCAATCATGCATCGGCTCCTTGGCTGTCGATCTCGGCGATGATTGCCCTCGCGCGCGCCTGATTGGCGGGCTGCGCGACGAGGGTGTCCTTGTAGACGGTGAAGAGGTCGAGGTTGGCGCGCACCACCGGGTGCATGTCCGGGTGGTAGGCCTTCATGTCGTCGCTGAGCTGCTCCAGGATCGCGACCAGAGCGCCGCATTGCCCCGCGAGTTGCGCGATGCGGCGTTCATAGATGGCGCGGTCGACGGTGCAGCCGGAGGTCCTCATGCGCCGGTCCTCTCCATCTCCTGGATCTGCTCAAGCAGCTTGCCCATGGGACCCAGCGGGCGCTCGTCGTGACCGCGGGTCAGCGCAGGCAGGATCTGGTCGATGGTGGCGCCGTGCTGCAGGGCGAAGGAGAGAATGATGGCGCAATCGCGCATGGCGATATCAGTCGCGGAATCGACCTTCTCGCCGTTCACGAAGATCTCGGCCACGCGACCGTCGGGATAGCGGGAGTACTCTGCCCGGTAGATGATGCCGCCGTGCTCGAAGTCGAAGGACTCCGAGGGGCGGCGGTTCGGCAGGCGCTCACGTGTGCTGCGGTCAGCCATTGGAGCCTCCGCTGCAAATATCGCAGGGGCGCTTGCAATACTCACACCCACCCTCTGGATCAACGCAGCCGATTTGGTCGATGCAGGAGCACACGATGCCGCTCCCACCGCAATTCCAGCAATCGTCATCAGGGCAGTCTTCGAAGTCGAGCACATGATTATCCACGGGCCACCTCCTTGCTTTGCTGGCACCGCCTGATGCGGCGGGCGAGCTTCACGAGGGCGAGTCCTTCCCGCTTGCCGGGGGAGAGGCGCACGCGGAGGGCGTGTTGGCGATCCGAGAGGAGCGCGCGGGCGTCGTCGGCGTAAGAGACGATCTCGGCCTCGGTGAAGCCTTCGGCGCGTAAGGCGTTGCGGTCGCAGGCGCCGTCGGTGGCGGCGCGCTCGCGCATGGTTTCCGCCATGAGCCGGATGCGCTCGCGGCGGTCCGGCGCGGTGCGGGCGGCGGAGAGGGCGGAGGGGCTAACCATCGGTGCGGTCCTTTCCGGTTTTGACCGGCCAGAGCCACGACGTCAGGCCCGCAAGGCACAGGGTCGCGATCAGGCCGATGATGATGAAGGAGACAAGGGTCTTCATGCGTGGAGTCCCTGGAACAGATCGGCCGAGTCCTGCACCGCGCGGCGCTGCCGGGCCGTCTCCGCGCGCCTGGCGCGGGCCTTGGCCTCGCTCGCTGCGGCGACTTCGAGGGCGAGCAGGCGGGACGTGGCTCTGACGGCGGCGCTCCGGGCCTGACCTACGCCGCGGTGGTGCTTCACCGCCTTGCGGAGAGTATCGAGGCTCTGCTGCCGCTTGCTGCTGAGAAGGGAGTGCTTGGAGGTCATCGCTCGTCTCCTGGTTCAAAGGCGCGTCAGACGCGCATGGGCATCAGGACGAACAGCGCGGGCGCACCCTCGCGGCTCGTGAACACGGCCGGCGCGCCGGCGTTGTCGATCTTGATCAGGACGGTGTCGCCGCCCGCATGCGAGAGGATCTCGGCGAGGTAGCGGGCGTTGAAGCCGATCTCGACGGAGGGGCCGTCGTAATCGGCCTCGACCTCCTCGGTGGCCTCGCCGTGATCGGGATCCCGCACGGTGAGCGTGATCCGGCCCTCGTCGATCGCCATCCTGAGCGCGCGGCGGGATTCGCCCGAGACCGTGGAGACGCGGTCCACCGCCGCCACCAGGGCGGGCGTCTCGACGGTGAGGCGCTTGTCGTTCGCCTGCGGGATGACGCGCTGATAATCCGGGAAGGTGCCGTCGATCAGCTTCGAGATCAGCACGATCCCGGCGATGGAGAAGCGGATCTTCTGCGGCGACAGCTCGACCGTCACCCGGCCGTGCTCCTCGTCCGCGTGATCCTTCAGGAGCCGCACGACTTCGGCGACGGTCTTGCGGGGCACGATCACGCCCGGCATGCCCTGTGCACCCTCCGGAGCCTCCATCTCGATCCGCGCCAGCCGGTGGCCGTCCGTCGCGACGGCGCGCAGGAGCGTGCGCTCGGCGTCGACGGTGTGGAGGTAAATGCCGTTGAGGTAGAAGCGCGTCTCCTCGGTGGAGATGGCGAACTGCGCATCGTCGATCAGGCGCAGCAGGGCCGGGCCCGCGATCTCGAATCGGTGGCTCATCGGGCCTATGGCAAGGTCCGGATAATCCTCGGAGGGAAGAATCTGCAGCTGGAAGCGCGAGCGGCCCGCCTTGACGGTGAGCGTGGCGTCGCTCGCCTCCAGGCTGATCTCGCCTTCGGGCAGCTTGCGCACGATGTCGTGCAGCATGGCGGCGGGCGCGGTGAGCGTGCCTGGTGTCGCGATCTGCGCCGCGCAATCGCCGATGGCGGTGCGGTCTAGATCCGTGCCTTCGATGCCGAGACGCGCGCCCTCGGCCGTCAGCTTCACGTTGGAGAGGATCGGAATCGTGTTCCGCTTCTCGACGATGCGGGTGATGTTGCCGAGCTGCTTGAGCAGGGCGGCGCGGGTCGCGGTGAGCTTCATGGGAGACCTGTTCTCGAAAAGGGGAGCGGGCCGGGAGGCCCGCCCGCATGGCTTATTGTTCGGGCTGGCCCTCGAAGACAGGCAGTCCGGTTTCCTTGCCGGCCTCTTCGAGATCGGCTTGCACGCGCTCGCGCAGGAAGAACTCCCAGCGGTAGAGCTGGTAGAACCACTTGATCGTGCCGCCGCTGAGCCGGTAGCGCAGGCGCGCCGGGATGCGGACCGGCTCGCCATCCATGAAGGCACGCACGGACACCATGAAGATGCCGGGGATATCGACCTTCTCGCCAGCTCCGTTCAGGTGCTCCTCGACGAACTCGACGGTGCGCTCGCCGGTCTGCAGGCGTTCTGCGCGCTTCACCTTGGCGCCGACGTGGACCTCCAGATGCCGCGAGAGGTTGATGAGCTCGATCGGGTTCGAGAAGCGCTCCTTGAACAGGCGCTCGTATTCCGATGTCTCTCCGTCGAAGGGGGAGGCGAGTTCGGCGGCATGCTCTTCCAGGAAGGCCGCGAAGTCGGATTGCTCCATCATCTTCCCGTTGAGATCGATCCAGGTCTTGATTTCGTCCGTGAGCGGGAACGAATAGACGATGCGGTGCTCGCAGCGGCGCGGGGCGTTGGCTTCATCGTGATAGTCGATTACGGCGGTGAGCTTGGGCTCGGGCCAGGATGTCTTGCCGAAGATCGCGGAGCCTTCGTCTTTGTGGCGGTTCGTCAGAGCGATGAAGGACTGGAGCGTCGTGACGGTCGCCGTGCCCTTGCGCCGCTCCGGCGTGAGGCGATAGTCCTCGATCTGCTTCTTGATGCTCTCCACCTTGCCGCCGGGGCGGCGGTCGACGAGGAGCGGCACGTTCTCCGGAAGGCCATCGCCCAGGCCCTTCGTCGGCATCACGAGCAGCTCGTAGCCCGCGGCATTGTCGGCGAGGTCGATGATGGCCTGGATGCCTTCACCGTGGCTGGGGATGAGGTTGGCGGGCGATCCTGCGACTTCGAGGGCCTTGATGCTCTCGCCGCGCAGCCCTTCGTTCTTCGGTTCTTCCATGTTGAGGTTTCCTTGCGTGTCGAGGGTGGGATCAGGCGAAATCGCGGTCGCGATCGCGGTCCTGGTCGGCGGCGACGCGCGGCCCGCCGAACATGTCCATCTGGCTCGGGTGCTGCACCGAGAGCCCGCCCTCGAAGGCCCAGAACGGGGTGGGGGAGAAAGCCTTCTCCTCGGGCAGCTTCGACTTCACGGCGGGCTTCACGTCGATGCGGCCGGAATCGTAGGTGAGGGTCACGGTGACCGTAATGGTGGCGGTGCCCTTCTCGTTGGGCAGGGCCTCCAGGGTCTCGAGCGCGGTGGTCAGGTGCTCGTCGCATTTCTCGGCGAAGCGGCCGCGATTGACCGTGCCGAGAAGCGTGTCGAACTTACGGATGGGGCGGGTAGACATGGAGGCACTCCAGGGAGGTTAGGCCGCGCGGCCGTTGGCGCCGGACAGGGCCGGCAGATAGATGCAGAAGAGGTCGTAGAGCTGCTGGGCGGCCTTGTCGGGCTTCATCGGCTGGTAGGAGCGCGAATGCGGCTGGATCTGGTATTGATCGAGCCACCATGGCCGTTGCTGGATCGCGCAGAAGTCGCGGCGCTCGGTGGCGAGCGCGATCCAGTCGACCCGCTTGATCTCGATTTTCTGGGCCTTGGTCGGCAGGGGCAGGCCCGCGGCCTGATGGATCACGGCGTCGTGGCGGCGCTCGAATTCCTGGCGCAGCCTCTCGACCATCTGCGCCGCCGGAGGGCCGAACATTTCGATGGCCAGGGCGGCGTAGGTTTCCTTGGCCGGGGTGGTCATGTCCCCGGTCCGCTCCTCGTGAGCGTCATGCAAGAGCCACCAGGGGCGCAGCTCCGGCGGGGCGATCTCGCAGCCGATGATCAGGTGCTGCGCGACGCTGACGATCTTGGCGGTGCGGCCGTTATAGCGGTTGATCTGCGACAGGGCGGTGGCCATGTCGCGGAAATTCACCTCGTCCGCCTTAGGGTGGAGCAGCTCCACCGAAGCACCGGAAACGGAAGCCATCCAGGTCATGCGTAGGGGCTCTCGTCTTGGGTGATGGTGCGGGCTTCGGTGTCGACGATGACGTCATAGAAGCCGGCACGGTTGAACGCGGACCCCTTCGTTCCGCCTTGTTCGGCAAGCAGAAGAAGCGCCTTGAGCAGCTCGGGCTCGTCGATGAGCCAAGCGGGAATATCCTCACCTATCGAGCCATCCTTCTCACGCAGGGAGAGAACGCCGAACGCGAGTTCCGGAATGAATGCGATCTTTGCCATCAGTGCCTCGCGGACGGGGAGAAGCATGCGGGAGGGGTGTGGTTTGGGGCCTCGACCTCAAAATCGACGAGTGTCTCGATATCGCTGTTGAAGAGGTTGGGCCCGCCGGCGGCCGTGAACTCGCCAAGGTGGGGGTAGGACCAAAGCCATGTTTCCGTGTTGATGGCCTCGATCCGGCGGCGGACCGTGCGGTTCTTGGTCATGACGACGATGTCGCCGACCTTGAACACTGGTTTCTCGGAGGGCAGGGCGGGCTGCTCCAGCAAGCGACGGTACTCGTTCGCCATCAACTCGAGAGCCGCATCGCTCAGGGTGAAGGCATCGTCGCCGAGCTTCTCGATGACGGCGGTGCGCACCCGTTCGTCGAGAACGGGGTCGAGACCGGTCATGGCTGCGATGATGGCGCGGTGGGTGTCGCGCGGGGTCATTGGGAGTCTCCCTTCATGGCATCTGTGGATGCTGCCGGGGCCTGGAGGGACTCCCTCTCCGGGGTGGTTATAGTGGTGCGTGCGGGTTCGGACCCCGCACGCACTTTGCAATCGCCAACCGAAGCAACCGATTGGAGACCACAATGGACATTCACAAAATCGTCTGGAGCGCCGTCCTCGAAGACAAGGCGGCGGGAGCCCTGATGGTCCAGACCAAGAAGGATTCCTGGCCGGTTCAGATCCAGATGACCGGCGATGAACTCGAAAGCCTGCACCGGATGCTTGGCGAGACACTGGCGGAGGTCCGCAAGCGTGAGAAAGCGCAACAGGGTGCGAAGGCTCACCACTAGGAACTCGCTCCCCGCAGGGCGGATCAGAATGTCGAGATCGGGCGCGGCGTTGAGTTGAGCCGCGACCTGCCTCTCCAACTCGGCGCGGCAGGTCACGAAGTCGTCGCCGATAAGGCGGACGAACCCGGCTCCGTGAAGCCTGCTGAAGTCCGGCACGGTCGAAGCGCCGGATGAAGCGATTCCGGAAAGCGCGGGGCTCATGACAGGCCTCGCGCGAGCATGGGCAGAAGGACAATGCCGAGGCCGAGGCATGGGCTGCCCCATGCGAGGGCGTAACAGGTTCGGTCGAAGCGTCGCGGGAAGCGGAAGGGATGGAAGGGCATGACGGCTCATCCGTGATTGGATGAGAAGGAATATACACGCTACATTTATAATGCAAGAGAAAAATTCATGCGGCGTGTATATTGATATCCACACTAATCCACTGGACGGATATACGCGGAAACGAATCTTTAAGACTCGGCTTGTGCGTAAGTTCTCTATATGTTCTCATTTAATGCCGTCAAATGGGCGGACATAAGTAGGGAGCAGATGCAATGGAACGTAAGCGTGACGAGGACTTGGATAAGGATTTGTGGCTAAGAAGGCAGGCGTTGCAAATCGCAATCCAGCTCCCTGAGAGTGAGCTGGATGCGATCAAGGTTCTCGATTACTCGCGGGAGCTTGCGACGAAATTTCTGCGGGGCTTGCCTTCGGCAGCGGTGGATCGTGCGGGCCAGGCTCAGCCTATTGCTCAGAGCGCAAGTCTCTGATGCGTCGTATTTCTTGGGCTATGTGCTGCGGCAGCAGTGCTTCGTAGCCTCGATATATCCAATCGAGGGATATGCCTGTTGCTTGAACAACTTTAAGGGCCGCATCGATAGAGATGCGGTTCACAGCCTCCTCGTAGTTGTTCCATGCCTGCGGCGTTATCCCGACAAGGCGACAAAAGTCGGCCTGTTTCATTCCCATGGCCTCGCGTGTGAGCGTCAGCCGCTCCGCGATAGCCTCTTTGCTGTCGGGTCGAATGGGTTGTTTAGCCATGGCCCGATTTTTCCAGAGAGTGTGGATTTGTTCCATCAACGTGTACTCTGGTTTGACAAATACACGGAGCATGTATATTTAGCTCCATATGGACACGCTTCTTACGACAGATGACGTCATCAACGCCTTGGGGGGCACCTCCAAGGTTGCCCGCTTAACGCGACGCTCTTTGCAGGCGGTCTCGAACTGGCGAAAGAGCGGTAAGTTTCCACCTGAGACCTTCGTCGTGTTGATGGAGGCGCTGCGCTCGATTGGGAAACTGGCCCCTTTGCGGCTGTGGGGTATGGTCGCTCCTTCCGAGGACTCTTCACCAAGCCCGAGACCGTCCCCCCAGGCCGGGGGGATCGAAGCAGAGGCGGTGTCATCGTGAGCGGCGAAACGATTGCCAATCTCGGTGCACAGGGAGGCGGGCCCGGCTTGCCCTTCCGCATTTCCGTGACGCCTGTCGGCGAGGACCGGCTTCTCGTGATCACCTTGGGCAGCGCCGATCATTGGCTGCGCCTCTCGTCGGACGAGTCCGCCGCGCTCGCCCGTGACCTGTCAGCCCTGCCGGACGCAAATGCCCCCGCGACCGGCGCACCTTCCCCGTCCGCCTCTGGCGGCGGGGCTTCTTCTTCCGAGGTCGCGTCATGATGGACGACCGCCAATTCCACCAACGCCTTTCGCAAGCGTGCCTGCGCTTCGATGCGGCGCTGCTCGCGAGGCTTCGTGAGGGTGCTGTCCGTCATGGCGTCGATCCTCCGTGATCTGAGACGCCCGAGCCTCTCCCAGCCCGATCTTCCCGTCATCTGGAAAAACAGGAGTCTTTTCCAGTGCCCGATTATTACGCCCCTGACGAAGCCGGTCGGCTGCTCCTGACCCATGCCGCGCGCAACCGCCTGAAGCTCGCCGCCCGCGAGCTGCGGCGGCTCACCGGCCTGACGCTGGAGGACATTGCGGCGCGGTCTCCGGTGTCGAAATCGCAATGGCAGAACTATGAATCGCTCGAAGCGCCGGACCTGATCCCGCCGCATGTCTACCTGCCGTGGGAACTCGAACTCGGGCAGGCTCCCGTTACCCGCGCGCTGGCGGCCATGAACGGCCTGAGCGTTCTGACGGAGGGGCAATCCAAACGGCGGGCGAAGCTGGGCGAGCTGGCCGCCCATGCGGCCCGCGAGCAGGGCGAGGCGCTGGCGACCCTGATCGACGTGGCTCTCGACGGCGAGATCAGCCGCAACGAGGCCAAGCAGCTCGACGTGGAATTCGCCGATGTGGAGCGGGTGGCCGGCGAGGTCCGGGCGCTCGCGTCCGAGATCATCGCAGGTAAGGACTAGAACCATGCCCCGGGGGAAGCGCGATCTGGCCTTCGAGGATTGGGTGCACGACGCCAAGTCCGTGCCGATCCTGCAAGCCGCGCTCGAGCGCGGCGCGCGGCTGAAGGGCGGGCGCGAGAAGGTCGGGCCATGCCCGGCCTGCGGCGGGCGCGACCGCTTCAGCGTCAACACCGTCAAGGCCATCTTCCATTGCAGGGGCTCGGGGCAGGGCGGGGATGTGATCGCCCTCGTGCAATATCTCGACGGGGTCGATTTTCTCGGAGCCTGCGAGCGGCTGACCGGGCGTCCGCCGCCGCAGGGGGAATCGACCATCGATCATGCTGAACTCGCCCGCAAGGCCGAGGAGCGGCGCGCGGATGCCGAGAAGCAGGAGCGCCGGTCGCGCTGGTTCCGCGAGCAGGAGCGCAAGCGGCTCTATGACATGTGGAAGGCCGGGGTGCCGGTCGAGGGAACGCCGGTCGAGGCCTATCTCGCCATGCGCCAGGTGGTGCTGCCGCCGCGCGCAGCCGTGCGCTGCCTGATGGAGGCGAAGCTCTACGCCTCGCATGCCGAGGAGGCGACCGTCATCCATACGGGTCCTGCCATGATGGCGGCGATCGTCGGGCCGGAGGAGCGCTTCGTCGGGCTGCATCTGACCTGGATCGACCTCACCGATCCGGAGGGCAAGGCCCGCGTCGTCGATCCTAAGACCGGCGAGGTCGAGGCGGCGAAGAAGATGCGCGGCTCCACCCTGGGCGGGCGCATCGAGCTGGTGCGCTGCGAGAACCCGCGCGTCCTCGTGCTGGGGGAGGGAATCGAGGAGGTTCTCACCGTCCACCGGGCGCTGACGGCGGCCGGCTGGGATCTGTCGCGCACGGCCTTCTGGACCGCGCTCAACCTCGGCAACCTGGGTGGGCCGCATCGGGGCACCGTCGAGCATCCGACCCATCGGCGCATGAGCCGGGACGGGCGCGACCTCGGGCCCCAGAAGGTGCCTGGCGACGTGCCGGACCTGACGCAGCCCGCCATCCCGGTCCCGGACAGCGTGGAGGAGCTCTTCCTCCTCGGCGACGGCGATTCCGACCACTTCACCACCGACCTCGCCATGCGCCGGGCCGCGCGCCGCTACGCACGCAAGGGCCGCATCGTGCGCGTCGTCTGGTCGCCAGCCGGTGGCGACTGGAATAAGCTTCTGAGGGCTGCAGCATGAAGAGCATCGATCAGCATATTCTTGAGCAGCGCAATGCGATGCCGGCAGCTCCTCCGGTGAGCATCGGGGCGGTGTCCGAGCTGGCGGGCATCATGGCCGATCTTGCCGGGTTGCAGGCCCGGATCGCCCGCTTCGCGCGGAACCTGTCGATGGACTCTGTGGTCATCGGCGCTGAAGAAGAAAACCCGCGCGTTCCGGCCTCCCCGGCACAGCCGACGCAGAAGGACCGGGTTCTCGGCCTCTACGCTTCCACCCTTCTGAACCCGGCCGGGATCGCGCGAGAGACGGGGATCAAGCCCTCTTCGGTCGGCGCGTATCTCAGCATGGGCAGAAAGGCCAAGGACCGGCGCGTCGTCGAGGGCGATGCTGCTCGCGCGGTGGCGCGGCAGGCCGGAGCGCCGCCTGCTCCGAAGGATGACCGGGACGAGGATTTCGCCACGGCCGTGGCCGCCACCCTGGAGCGCCCCGCGCCCCGCGCCGAACGCAAGCCCGCGCCCGTGCCTGCCGAGCCGCCTGCGCGCCTGCGCCTCCCCAGCGCGCCGCCACCACCGCGTGTCCTGCCGAAGGCGGCTCCCGCGCCTTCCGTGAGCCCGCCGCCGGAGCCTCCCGCCGATTGGGACCCGGACATCATCATGCTCGTGCATGTCGAGGCGCAGCGCATCGACGGGCCACTCGGCGAGCTGCCGGTGTCGCCGCCCTTCGCCCTGACGATGGAGCGGCTGCAGGACGGCGGTGTCTACGACAACAAGAGCCTTCAGGCCCTCGGCGGATGGCCGAGCGAGGGCGCCATGAAGGAGCACTTCCGCATCATGCGGCCGAAGCTGGCGCGGATCGGCGTCGATCTGGTCGAGGTCAACAAGTTCATGACCAAGGTGCGGCGGACGGGAGCGGCGGCATGACCGTGCAAATTCTGGTTGGGGATGTGCGCGATAAGCTGCGCGAACTTCCTGCTGACAGCTTCGACGCGGTCGTGACCAGCCCGCCCTATTGGGGGCTGCGGGACTACGGCACTGGGGGCTGGGAGGGAGGTGACCCAAACTGCGCACATGTCCGCGTCAATACTACTCGGACGGCTTGGGCGAACTCGGTCAAGGGGCCGGGAAACCCTGGCAAGAATGGCTCATCCTACGCCAACATGACGAAATTCACGGGCGGTTGTTGCGCTAAGTGTGACGCTGTTTGGACCGATCATCAGATTGGGATGGAACCGACCCTCGCTGAGCACTTGGCCGTGATGGTGGATGTGTTTCGCGAGGTGAGGCGTGTCCTCAAGCCCAGCGGAACGCTCTGGCTCAATTACGGCGACTGCTATGCGACGACGCCGAACGGTCGCCCGGCTTCGGCGCAAAAGGCGACCGGCAGCGACGACCGCACTTTCCGCGACAAGCCGATGTCGACCATCGGCGGCGTGCTGAAGCCAAAGGATCTCTGCATGATCCCGAACCGGCTCGCCATTGCCTTGCAGGAGGATGGCTGGTGGGTCCGCGCGGAGAACATCTGGGGCAAGATCAATCCGATGCCGGAATCGGTTCGCGACCGGCCGGCAGGCGCGCATGAAAAAATTTTCATGCTCACCAAGAGCGAGCGGTATTTCTACGACCCGCAGGCCGTGCGGCAGCGGCGCAGCTCGGACGAGGATGCCAACGGTTTTCGCGGCGGATCATACGTGGGCGGCGCGCCGGGCCCGCGCAAAACGACGGGCAACGTCCGCCGCGCGCGGGACGAGAAGGGCGGGGCGATCCCGCCGAACGCGCGGCCGCATTCTCTTTCCGATTTCGAGGCGAGGCACGGCAGGCAATATGACGGGCGGCACCTGCGCAATTACGAGCCGGCGCCCATCGGCGTGTGGGAGATGGCGACGCGGCCGTTCCCGGAGGCTCACTTCGCCACCTTCCCGCCGGAGCTTGCAGAGCGATGCCTCAAAGCGGGATGCCCGCCGGGCGGCGCGGTGCTCGATCCCTTCGGTGGAGCTGGCACGGTTGGAGTCGTGGCCGAGGCGCTCGGACTCGATTGCACCCTGATCGAGCTCAATCCGGATTATGCCGCCATGGCCGAGCGTCGCATTGCGGCTTTGCGCATGGGGCCGGATTCGCGCGCGGCGCTTCGTCCGCAGGCGCGCGAGCCACTGCCGCTCTTCGCAGGAGCCGCGTCATGAGCCGTGCGTCAGGCCGCCTCGGAGATGTGGCGCTTTGCGATCAGCTCGATGAAGGCGGAGCGGGTCAGGCCCTGGCGCTTGGCCTCCTCGTCGATGGCGGCGAGGATTCCGGCGTCGATGGAGAGGTTCGCCTTGGCCGGGCGGCCGGTCGCCCGGATCAGGGCGATGCTGGCGAGCTGCGCGCCTTCGGCGAGGGCCTGGCGGATGTCGTCGACGAGGCGGATGTCCTCGAAGCGGCGGGGGGCAGGCACGGTCTCGCCCATGGCTTCCATCTCCTCTGCCCAGTCGCGCATGGCGGCGGCCGCATTGAAGAGGGCCTCCTCGATGGTTTTGCCCATGGCGGTGCAGCCGGGCATATCGGGAACGATGACACCGTAGGCGCCGGTGGTGCCGTCGATGAGAGCTGCGTAGCGGGCCATTGTCGTTCTCTTTCTTCAGGTGACGGGGTTGGGCGGCTTCGGGCTGGTTCAGATCCAGCCCGCTGCCTTGGCGATGGACCGGGCAACGCCCGGCGACACGGTGCGGTGCCGGGGCACCGTGATCACCCCAGGCTTGCCGGGGTTCTTGTAGAGGTCGTGCTCGCTGCCGTGGCGGGCCAGGGTCCAGCCGTCTTGCTCCAGGCGGCGGATGATCTTGGCGCGGTTGGTTTCAACGGTCGGCATCGCTTCGTTCCTCTCTATGCGCCTATTTATGCGCATAGCCGTTCCCCTGTCAAGCATAAATGCGCCTATATGTGCGCAAAAAATTCGCGGAGGCTTCAGTGAGCAACGGCCCTTTGCAGCAGATCGCCGATGCCGTCGGCGCGGCTCCGCCGATTGATATCGGTCAGGATCTTGGACCGGAGGACGGTTCCTTTGGCCTGGACGATGACGGAGGTGAGGACAGCGACTTCGATCCTCCGGAACCACCTTTCGACGAGGCGGGTGATGCTGAACTATCTGGCGAGCCGAGGCTTGCGGAGATTGTGGCGGAATGCGCGGCTCTCGATCATTCCGATACGGACAATGCGGTCCGCATGATCCGCTATTTCGGCCAAGACCTCGCGGTCCTTGCCCAGGACGAGGTTGCTGCCGGAACATGGATGGCCTGGGCAGGGACCCATTGGGATATCGCTGGCGGCGCGGCGCGGGCCATGATGACGGTCCAAAAGCTCGGGAGCCGCATCCTCCTCGAAGCGGATCATCTGAAATCGACGCCCGCCGAGCTGCGCGCGATAGAGGTTGGCGATCATGCCAAGGCCGACCTTCACCGGCTCGAGAAGAATAAGGACGCGTGGGGCGAAGCCGAAAAGGCCGACGCCGCACGGCTGCAACGGCTGGTCGATGCTGCCGAGGACGCACGCGCCGAGCTGAACAAGCGCAAGGTGGCGCGGCGTAAATTCGCCGTTTCGTCCAAGAACGCCAGCCGGATGAAGTCTGCCCTCGAATGCCTGGCCCCGCGTCTGCGGCGGCCGCCGGACAGCTTCAATCCGGATCGCTACAAAGTCGCGACCCTCACCCACACGCTGAAGTTTGAGCGCGAGAGGGACGAGGAATGCCCGGATCCGAAAGTCGAGCGGTTCACGAACGTGCGTTGCGTGGCGGTCGAGGGGCATAGCCGCGAGGATTGGATCACCGCCGTCATTCCGGTGGCATACGAAAAGGACGCCAAGGCGAAGCGGTGGCGCGCCTTTCTTGAGCGGATGCTACCGGATGCAGCCAAGCGGCGCACGGTTCAGCAATTCACGGCTCTCGCGCTACTCGGCATACCCGCCCAGTACCTGATGTTTCACTACGGCCTGGGGGCCAACGGCAAATCGGTTTTTCTGGAAACGATCACCCGACTGCTCGGACCGGGGCTTGCAGTTGGCCTTCCCCGTGAATCGATCGTCGGAGCGTCGGAGCGCGCGGCCGGTTCGGCATCGCCGGATCTCGTGCGGCTCTACGGCAAGAAGATGGTCCGCATCCTTGAGGTCAAGGGTGACGCCCCGCTGCAGGAGGACTTGATCAAGCGCCTCACGGGCGGCGAGTCCGTGCCGGTGCGAACGCTCTTCAAGGGGTATTTCGAGTTTCAGAACTACGCCAAGGCTCATATGAGCGGCAACGGCTTCCCCTCCATCGACGGTACCGACAACGGCATCTGGCGCCGCCTGTTGGTCGTGCATTGGGACCAGACCATCCCGGAGGAGGAGCGGCGCGACTTCGAGGAGGTCGTGGGGGAATTCATCCGCGAGGAGGGCCCTGGCATCCTGTGGTGGCTGATCGAAGGCGCGCTCGACTATCTCGAGCATGGACTGGTGATCGCCGATGCCGTGCGCAACGACACAGCCGAATACCGGGAGGAGATGGACCCGGTCGGCGAGTTCATCAAGGCCTGTGTCAAGGAGGCCGAAGGCAACCGGGAGTCCGCTAGCGCCCTGTACGAGGGTTACGTTTCCTGGTCGATGGCCAATGCCAAGCGGGCCAGGACACAGACGAAGTTCGGCAAGACCCTCGCACAGCGATTCCGAAAGCAGGAGATCGGCGGGCGCAACTTCTATCTGGATGTTGCTCTCCATAGCGTTCCCGACCGACCCGACACGCGCCACGACGCGCCCCGGAACCCCCATGATTAACGAAAAGCCACCCTTTGACCGCCGCCAGTCTGGCGGTGGTAGCGGCACTTTGGCGGTGGTGCACCGCGAACTATCGCTGGTGAATTGCGCAACAGGACCAAGGAGTTGCGCAGACAGGCGGCGGTTGGCGGGGGTTCTCGCGGCGCGTGTGATTATCAACGGGGTTGCGGGGGAAGAATGGGGCGATGTTTTTTCCTTGCTGTGCGTGGGAAGACCCCCGCCACTGCCGCCATAACTCTCTAACCAACGAAAGAATAAACGTTATTTCTATTCGACAGTTCTTTTCTAACTACCGCCAACCACCGCCAACTATCTTTTGAGGGGTAGATCATGATCACAGCCATCAAATCTCCAGCGACCAAAAAGAAGATCGCCATTGAGGAGCTGCTGCGCTGGGCCTATCGCGACGAGCTGCCGAAGGAGCGGGCCGGGGCGGGGCGCTTCCTGCCTGCGGGCTTCGGCGGGGCCTGGGGCGGGGTGGAGCGCTACGGTGAGACCCTGGCCGTGGTCGATGACGGGCGAGAGAACCGCTGGGGCCTGGCGGTCGATTTCACCGCCGCGAGCGATCCTCACCCGGACGCGATCCGCGTCGGCGAGGCGGTCAAGGCCCTCGACGGCTTTCCGCTCAACCTGCCGGACGACTGGAACCCGATTGCGGACTGGCCAGACCTCGGCGCGGAAGGGGAGGCGGCGGTGCGGCGCGCGGTGGAGCGCGAAACCTATATCGACGGGAACGGCGACCGCCGCTTCAAGACCGCGATCAGCCGCCTCGTCATGCGCCATGCCCTGATGAACGACGCGCCCGTCTGGGAAGGGGAGAAGCCCGAAATCAAGATCGTGACCGGGGCGAACGGCAAGCCGCGCTGGTTCCGCCGGGTGCGGGCGGTGGCGGATCCGGGCGATCCGGAGCTGGGCATCATGCCGACCTATACGGAAGTCGAGGTCGACGGCTACAACGCCAAGCGCCAGCGGCCCTATCCGGACGCCTACCGCAAGACCTATCTCGACCCGGATCCGGCCGAGACGATTCTCTCCCGGGCCGAATACGAGGTCTGGTGCGACGCCCTCGACCTGCTCACGATCGATCTGGAGGGCGTTCTGGAGGCCCATGAGATCGTGCCGAGCGCCCGCCCGGCGCGGCCCTGGGAGAACGGCGGGGCCTTGGCGCGCAAGGTTTTGAAGAGCGGGGCGCGGCCCGCCGCCTGGCTTACCCTGTTGAACGGCCGCTGGATCGACGCAAAACCCGCTTGACACGCGGGTGGAATTTGCGGCAGTTTCACTCACGGTAAATCAGGTGAAGATTTCAAACCCCGGCTCGACAAGCGCGCCGGGGTTTTTGTTTGCCCTGATGCCCTCACACCCAGGAGGCGGCCATGTGAGCGACCGGCGAGACATCGGCGGCGCTTCTCGCCCGCGCTCCCGGCGCCGCCTTCCATTCCGGCGGGGAGGTCTCGATGCGGATCGAGCTCAAGGCTCATGACCAGATCATGGGACGCTTCGGCCATCAGCTGGAAGCCCTCGGCGAGGGTAAGGCCGAACGGGCGCTCTACCGCGCCGGTAAGCACACCCTGGGCAAGGCGCGGACGCGGGTCGTCCGGGCGCTCACGAAGCAGACCGGCCTGCCGCGCAAGACCATCGACCGCGCGGTGAAGGACATCTCTCCGAAATGGGGAACGCTGAACTTCACCCTCCAGACGCGGGGCGGCAACGTCTCGCTCAAGTATTTCAGGGCGCGGGAGACCCGCGCGGGCGTCAGCGCGGCCCCATGGGGCAAGCGTCAGGTCTGGGCTGGTAGCTTCATGCGTGCCGGTTGGTGGCCGAAGCGCGTCGATAAGCCGAACTGGAACGGGCAGGTCTTCTTGCGCACGGGCAGCACGACCGGGACTGGAATGGATCGCTTCGAGAAGCAGCGCTCGGGCCTCTTCATCCCGGAAGAGCTGCTCAAGGACGAGACGGCGGCGGCCTGGGAGACGGTCATCAAAACCGACCTCTTCCCCAGGGTGCAGCACGAGATCAGCAGGCTTCTGCCCCGCTGACCCACACCCCCCCCGGTCTAGGGACCGTATCCCAGCGCAGGCCAGCCCACGGGCAATTAGCTCCCGGGGTTTCGCCAGTAGGTCGGCGCGCAACCGATACACGCATACACGTGAATTGCACGTGTATTTGCACGGGACATTGCACGATGGCGGAGGATTGGATCTCGATCACGGAGGCGGCGGCGAGGCTGACCGCTGCCGGTGATCCGGTCGATCGTTCGACGCTCTCGCGCTACCTCAAGCAACATGCCGAAGCCCTGCCAACGCGGGCAGAGGGCAAGTCGAACCTTGTGGACTTCGAGAGGCTCGTCGCCCATCGCGCCGAGAACATCCGTCTCAGGACTGGACCGGCAGCGCCGCGAATGCCGGCGGCTGCGAGAGCATATGCGGATGTCGGATCGTCCCGGTTCACAGGCTCCCAGACGAACGGCGCGGCGCGTAAGGCGAATGCCGACGCCGAGCTGCGCGAGATGGATCTGGCGCTGCGGCGTAAGCAGCTGACGGTTGTCGCCGAGGTCGATCAGGCGGGGCGCGATGCGGTCGCCCTGATGCAGAGCGCCTTCGAGCGTGCGGTCGAGACCGAGGCGGCGGCGCTCGCGATGAAATACGGCTGGGACGAGCGCACGGTTCGTTTGGCCCTCAAGACTTTTACCCGGCGCGGACTCGAGGTCTTCAACCGGGAGATCCTGGATCGTCTCGATGCGATCCGGCGTGATCGTGACGCGGCCGAAGCTGCGGGAGAACCCCTTAACCGGTCAGAAGCGAGCCCCTTGCAATGACCTATCACGACGCGCGCACGCAGTTCCCGCTGCTGCCCGATGGCGTGGAGGTGTTGTTTCGTGGCCTTGAAGCGGCCAGTCGTCCGATCGAGGACCTGACCATCAGCGAATGGGCCGACCGCTATCGCGTGGTGTCGGCTGAATCGGGATCGCCGTGGCCAGGCCCGTTCCTCACGTCTCGCGTTCCCTATCTGCGCGAGCCGCAGGACTGCCTCCACCCTGACCATCCGGCCCGGAGGATCACGGCCCGCTGGGCGGCGCAGCTCGGCAAGTCGACCGCGATCGAGAATTGGTTCGGCTTCATCGTCGACCAGGCGCCCGGCTCGATGATGATTGTGCTCCCGACCCTGGAAGAGGCGACCAAGTTCAACCGGGTCAAGCTGCAGCCGACCATCGAGGCCAGCCCGCGCATTGCCCACAAGGTTCTGCCGGTCAACAGCCGTGACGAGCAGGGTTCGACCTCGGCGTTCAAACGTTATGCCGGTGGCTTCTGCCAGATCGTCAATGCGGGCTCCTCGAAGGGTCTGCAGATGGTGTCGATCAAGTACCTCGCCATGGACGAGGTGACCGGCTACCCGAAGGATGTCGACGGCCGCGGCAGCCCGCGCGATCAGGCCCGTGCGCGCCAGAAGATGTACGGCGATATGGCCAAGGAATGGCAGGGATCGACCCCGGGCATTGCTGGCGAGTGCGTCATCACAGCCGATTTCGAGGCCGGCGACCGGCGCTACCTCTACGCGCCGTGTCCCCATTGCGCGGTGTTTCAGCCGCTCAAGTTCGAGCAGCTGCGGCCCGCCGATCCGGAGCAGGGATTGCCGGTGCATATGCGCTGCCTGTCCTGCGACGGTATCATCCGGGACGGCCACAAGCCCGAGATGATGGCCCGCGCGGAGTGGATCGCCACCCGCGTTCCTGAGGGATCCGAACCGGTGCCGGAGACCATTCCGGCGGCCGAGATCGGGCTCTGGATCTGTCCTCCCTGTGAAGGGCGCTGCCGCGACTGGCAGCCGAGCTATCACCTCTGGGCGGCTTATGCGCCGCGCGAGAAGTGGGTCGATATCTGGAACCGATGGGAAGACGCGCAGGGCGACACCACGAAGCTGCGGACTTTCTATCAGCAGGATCTGGCTGAGCCATACGATCCTGGCGGTGCCATCATCGAGTGGGAAAAGCTCGTCGAGGCCTCGCGCCAGCATCACTATCCACGTGGGCGAATCCCGGCCGAGGCAGGATTGCTGGTCTGGGCCGCCGACGTGCAGGGCTACGGCATCAAATGGCTCGCTTATGCAATCGGCCCACGGGGTCAGCGTTGGCTCATCGATGCCGAGATCTTCGAGGGGGCACCGGATCAAAGCGACGAGCCCTGGATCAAGCTCGCCGACGCCATCGGGCGCACCTACCAGACAGCCGGCGCTGACGAGAAAGGGTTCGATCTCGGCGGCGTCGACTCGGGCTTCGCCACGGACCGTGTCTATCGGTTCTGCGCCAGCCGCCCGAACGTCTATGCCCTCGACGGGCGCCATGCTCACGGCCTGCCGCGTCTCGGCACGCCGACGAAGAAGGACATCAGGGATTCCCGCAAGCGCGTGGTCGCCAAGGTCATGCTCTATCCGGTCGGTCTCTACGACGTCAAAACAGAGGTCACGGGCGGACTGGCGAATTTCGTCGATGGGCCAGATGCCGCCGGAGCATGGCCCCGCAATACGATCCACCTGACGGCGGATCTGGTCGACGAGGACTTCGCCAAGGAGCTCACGGCGGAACGGCTGGTCGATGCCGACGAGGATGCCCAGTCTTCCAACCAGCGCAAGCGCCTGATCAAGGCCAACGCGAAGCGGGAATGGAAGAAGATCGTCGGGCGCAAGAACGACTGGTTTGACGCCACCGTTTACGCCGACGCGCTCGCCTGGCACCTCGAGCACAAGCGGCGGCTCAACGCGGACCGCTGGGCTGACCTGCTTGTTCAGGTGCATGGCCAGTGCGCCGAGCCGGATCTGTTCGAGGCGGGCGAGACAAAGGCAACTAAGGACCCATTCGAGAAACCCGCAAAGGTGAGGAAGTCCCGTGAAGATCGGACTTCCCGCCGGAACGCATGGAAGAACCGATGACCGTGGCGACCAAGACCAGAGCGAAAAGCGGATCCAAAGCCGCCGCTCGAGCTGCGTCTGCGTCGACGCGGGTTGGTCAAGCCGCGGGGCCTTCGAAGGAAGTCGTCAAGGCACCCGTCGCTGGCGCTCCTTCGCGCCGCGCGACGGCCCGGTGGCTGCGCGACAGCTCGACCGGCGTTTTGGCCATGCGACAGGCGAGCCTTGTCGACAGCCGCGACGAAAATCGGCGCATGTGGGAGCGGATCTCCGCCCTCGCGCTGGACTTCATTCAGAACTCGGGTCACCTCAAAGGCGCTGTCGATCAGGTTCTGGCCGACACCGTCGGCGACGGTCTCAAGCTGCGCCCGGCGCCGGATCTCAAGAAACTGGGTTACTCGGAGGAAGAGTCTGCCGAGTGGATCAAGCTGGTGAAGAACCGGTGGCGCCGCTACGCGGAGAATCCTGACGAGGTCGATGCGCGCGGCAAGTTCACGCTCGATCAGCTCGTCGATGTGGCGCTGCGCCACTCGATCGGATTCGGTGAGGCGGTCGGCGTGATTTCGTTCTTCACGCCGGAGCAGCGCCGCCCTTACGGCATTCAGTCCGGAACGAAGCTGTGTCTGACCTCTCCGCACCGTCTTGTGCGTGACACCGATGAGTTCGTTGGCCTGCACTCTGGCGTCATTCATGACGTCAACGGTCGCCCGATCGCCTACCGCTTCAAGGAGAAGCAGAGTGGGATCGAGGTGAAGCGCGATTACCGTGCGCGCGATGCCGATGGTCGCACCCTGGTGGTGCATGCCTTCGATCCCTGGGATGCCGAGGATGTGCGCGGCATCTCGGTGATCGCTTCGGCCCTGCGCACCCAGGCGAACTACCATCAGCTGCGCGAGGCGACGGTTGCAACTGCCATCCTCCAGACGGTGTTTGCCGCAACCCTGACTTCACCGGAGCCGAGCGCCGACGCCTTCGAGGCCCTTGCGGCGCTGGAGGACGAGGACCTCACCAACGATTTCCTGGACTACTTCGGGGCCCGACTGGACAAGGCCAAGGAAAGCCGAGTGTCTCTGGACAGCGCGGCGCAAGTCTCTCACCTGGCTCCAGGCGAGGAATTGAAGCTGCTGACACCTGGTGCTCCAGGGCCAGATTATCTGCCCTTCTCGAACGACTTGAAGCGGGAGACTGCCCGCGCGATCGGCGTCACGTATTCATCCTACGCGATGGACCATGACGGTGCGACCTATTCGAGCACTCGCATGGAGGGGGCGACGATCTGGCCGATCGTGCTGCGCCGGCGCAAACGGATCGCGGCGCCGTTCTACCAAGCCGTCTATGAGAGTTGGCTCGACGAGGAGATCGGGGAAGGGCGCATTCCACTCAAGGGCGGCTACCGCGCCTTCCTGGCCAACCGCCACGCACTCACCTGGGCGGAATGGCAGGGGCCGCCGAAGCCGACGGCCGATGACAAGAAGTCGGCGGAGGCCCAGAGCGAGCGCTTGGTCAACGGCACATCCACGCTTGAGATCGAGTGTGCCGAGAATGGTCTCGACGTCGACGACGTGATCGAGCAGCGCGCCCGTGAAGCCGAGAAGCTGAGGGCCAAGAACCTGCCCAACGTCTTCGAGCGGGTGCGCGGTGGGGGTGGTGGCAGCTCGACCGAGCCCGAGCCCAAGGCGAAAGCGAGGAAGAAATGAGTGGTGGACCTGTTCCCATCGATCCCTGCGTCGAGGCCCGCCGCTTGCGCGAGATCCTCACAGCGATTGCCACGGGGGATAGCGTCGCCTCCGCGCGCTTCGGCGATGAGGAGATCCGTTACCATAAGGCGGATACGGCCCGCCTCGAACGTTTGATCGAGCACTACGATCGGGAGTGTGCCGTCTCAACCGGCGCAACGCCCAAGCGCAAACGCTTTGCGAAACGCATGGCCTTCCGGCCCTACTGAGGAATCCAACCATGTCCGTTCTGCAGAACGGCGAGCTCGTGCTCTACGGGTTCGTCGGCGAAAACTTCTGGGACGTGGGCTTCACCGCCAAGGAGGTTGTGGAGGCCCTGGCCGAGCACGGTCGCGACAACGACATCACCGTCCGCATCAACTCAGGCGGCGGCTATGTCGATGACGGGGTTGCCATCTACAACGCCCTGGCGGCCCACAAGGGTAAGGTGACCGTGCAGGTGGATTCGATTGCCGCCTCGTCGGCTTCGCTGATCGCCATGGCTGGCGACACGATCATCATGCTCGACGGATCACTGATGATGATCCACGACCCGTCGGGGATCACTTACGGAACCGCTGACGACCACGAAAAGACCGGCTCGATCCTGGAGAAGATGGCCTCCAATATGGCTTCCATCTACGCCGAGCGCTCTGGAAACCCGGTCGAGGACGTGCGCCAGGCCATGAAGGACGAACTCTGGCTTACCGCCGACGAGGCCGTCGAGCAGGGCTATGCCGACGAGAGCCAGAGCGCGAAGGCCAAGGCTGTGGCCGCCTTCGACTTCCGAGTTTTCGCCAATGCTCCGCAGCGCCTCACGGCGATGTCGAAGCGCAAGAACTGGTCTCTTGCCGAGGCCAGCGCCCGGGCGGCCGCGACCGCTCGCCAACCACGTCAACCAAGGGAACCTTTGATGACGGACAAGACGACAGCGGCCGCACCTTCCGCTGAAATTGAAGGTGCCAAGGCCGAAGGCGCAAAAGCCGCCCAAGCCCGGATCAAGGCGATCATGACGGCGGATGCCGCCAAAGGTCGCGAGAAGCTCGCCGAGCATTTCGCTTACGAGACGGAGATGACCGCCGAGGCTGCCATCGCCGCCCTCGCTGTGGCGCCCACCGCAGCCGCAGCTCCTTCCGAAGAGCAGGAGCCGCAACGCCCTAGCGACTCGCCGGAAGCCTACGCGGCTCGGCGCACCGCTTCGGCCGGCCTCGCCGCGCCGGGCGGCGCGGCGTCGGGCAAGCCGCAGGCGAAACTCAGCGCCAGCGACGTCTATGCCAACCGCCGCAAGGCCGTGAAGCAGGGAGCCTAATTTCATGGCAATGGATATGAAAACCGAGAAGGCGCGGAACCTCGCCTTCGTTCTCAGCGAGCCGAACGGCACCGTGTCCCGCGACGTGGTTACCATCGCGTCTGGCGAGGGCGTCCTCGAGGCCGGCACGGTGCTCGGCAAGGTCACTGCGTCCGGCAAATACGTCGCCTCGCCGCATGCGCAGGTCAGCGGCAAGGAGGGCGCGGAAACTGCCGTCGCCATCCTCGGCTACCAGGTCGACGCCACCAGCGCGGATGCCAAGGGCGTCATCGTCGATGGGGTCGGCGGCGTCGAGGTGAAGGCCTCGATGCTGGTCGTCCACTCGTCCGTCGATAACGCGACGAAACGCAACACGAAGCTGACCCAGCTGCGCGCGGTCGGCATCAAAGCCCGATAAGGAGAGCCATCCCATGGCAGGAGCAGATATTTGGAGCGCCGATGGCTTCTCTCTCGAGAGCCTGACGGCGGCGGTCAACCGGGAGCCGTATCGTCCCGGTCAGGTGTCCGCGACCGGCATCTTCGACGAGGACGGCGTGACCACCACGATCGTGTCGATCGAGCTGCGCGAGGGCAAGCTGGCCCTCGTCGAGCCGACCGAGCGCGGCGGCCCCGGCGAGACCGCCGACGACGAGAAGCGCAACCGGATCCCGTTCGAGGTCGATCACTACCAGCGCGACGACTCGGTTCTGGCCGACGAGGTTCAGAACGTGCGCGCCTTCGGCTCGGAAGATCGCCTTGAGACCCTGATCGAGCGCGTCGAGCGCAAGGCGCAGCGTCACGCGGCCGATCTGACCATGACGCTGGAGCATCAGCGTGTGGGCGCGATCAAGGGCATCGTGACCTCGAAATCCGGCACGGTGTTGCACGACCTCTATTCGCGCTTCGGCATCGCCGTTCCGCCGGCCGTCTCGCTCGAACTCGATGACGAGGCGACCAAGGTCGGCAATATCTTTCAGGACGTGGTCTATTCGATCGAGGACGCTCTCGACGAGCCCTACAGCGGCCTGCATGTCTTCACCGGGCGCGACTTTCACAAGGCCCTGTGGCAGCACAAGGCCGTGCGCGAGACCTTCCTCTACGGCTCCGGCGCCGGAATCCTGCGCCAGGACGTGCCGGACAAGTTCGAGTTCGGCGGGGCGACCTGGGAGCGCTACCGCACGGGCGCGAAGGCCACCGCCAATCTCGGGGCTCCCTACATCGCCGCCGACGAGGCGCGCGTGGTGCCGCTCGGCGTTCCCGACCTCTTCCTCACCCGGTTCGCCCCGGCGGATTACGAGGAGACCGTCAACACCCTGGGCTTGCCGTACTACGCCAAGCAATGGCCGCGCGCCGACGGCAAGGGCCGGCATCTGCAGGTGCAGATGAACGCGATCTCGCTCTGCACCAACCCGAAGGTTCTGCGCAAGCTGACCCTGACCTGAACCTGAAGCGATGAACCGCCGGGGCGGGTGACCGCCCCGGCTCGCCCGGTTTCCAGCCTGAAAGACAGACCGATGTCAGATAAGACGATTCTCATCGCGGGTCCGCGCGGCCTGCGCATTCCGGCCGCCGTCTTCGGGGCTGCTGCCCTCCATGCGCCGGATAAGGAGGTGCCGCCGCACGAGGCCATCGCCGTGCCGGAGGCCTATGGCCGCCACCTGATTGACGATAAGTTCGCCTATGAGGTCGAGCCTGAGGCTGAGACTGATGGCGCGCCGGAGGGCAAGAAGGCCAAGGGCGGCAAGGGCGGCAAGAGCGGGAACAGGCCCGCAGGCTCGGGCCAGAACCCCGGTGAGGCGCCAGTGGATCTCACGAATCTCTCCCGCGAGGAGCTCGCCGCCCTGGCCGCCGAGAAGAATATCCAGGTGACCCTCGATATGGACGAGGCCGCCATCATCGCCATGCTGCAGCCGCAGTCGTAAGACGGTGCCGACCTTCGCGCAGGCCTGGCCGTCGGCGCGGGAGAAGCTGGACACGATCTTCGGCAGATCGGTCCAGATCGTCCCGATGATCGAAAACCAGCGCCTCGGCGCCCAGCCGGATCCGGCCCGGGCGCCGCGAACCATCCAGGCGAAGTTCACGCTCAAGCCCGGCACCGATAGCTTCCAGGGCAACCGTAAGGGCTCGGAAATGGAGGGTTTCGGCTCCCGGCAGGTGGCCCAGGCCACCCTCGCGATCCGCGCCGCCGTTTACGCCGCCATCGGTTACAGGCTGCGCCGCGGCGATCATGTGGTGATCGCCTCGGGCCATGGGGCCGGGCGCTACAGCCTCGCCAAGGATCCGCCTTCCCATCTGGGCGACCACACCCTGGACCTTATCGTGGAGAGCCAGCCGTGAGCCTCGTGAGCTTTGCGATCCGGATCTGCGGCGAGCGGGCGCTCGTCGGCAAGACCTATGCCGAGGATCGCGTCTACGACTCGCAGATCGTTCCGGTCGATCAGACCGTCCCGACGGAAAGCGAGCCGATGATCATCCTCTCGACGGATGACGACAAAAGCGATGTTCGGGAGTGGGATCTGTTGCGCGGCAGCCGCGAACTCGAAGTCGTGTTCGAGATGGTGCTGGCGACCTTCGTTCTGGCCAAGGGCAAGAACGGAGAGCAGGAGATCGAGATCAAGATCCCGCACACGGATTCCGGCATGGAGGCGTCGCTGGGCTTCATGCAGCGCCAGGTGATGCGGGCGCTGATGGACCCGCTCGATCCGTGGGCCGAACTCTTCAAGGAGTTCACCGGCCGGGTCATCCGCACCATGGGCCGTCGCGGCGCCAGCAGCGAGCAGGGCGTGCGCTTCGCGGCCAAACAGCTTGTCCTGGTCTGCGATCCGATACCGGAACCGGACTTCGGCGAGAAGATCCCGCCCGACAGTCCTTGGGGCCGCCTGATCGCCCTGATGGAGGCGGACCCGAACCTCGTGATCTATGCCCAAGTGCTGAGGGAGGAGATCGAGAACGGCGACGATCTGCCGTCCTGGCGGCGCTTCCAGGCCTCCCGCGGGTGGACCGAGGCCAGGGTCCGCAACGCCGCCTTCGCGCCGGCCGACAGGACGGAAACCGGGGAAGCCAAGGTGATGACAGAAGGCGTGCTCGAGCGAGGCGCCATGGTGACCGTGATCGATGAGGACAGCGACAATCCGCTTCCGCCGGAGGACTAAGCGATGCCGGACATGATCGAGATCCTGCTTCGCCTCGATGCGGAGGTCGCCGAATTGAAGCGGCGGTTCGAGAACAGCCAGCGCGTGGGCGTCGTCAAGGAGGTCGATCCGGCAAAGGGCAGGGTCAGGCTGCAGGTAGGCGGAACCGATGGAGAGCCGTTCCTGACCCCGTGGGTGCCCTACGCCCAGGTCGCTGGCGATCTCAAGATCCACTCTCCTCCGAGCATCGGGCAGCAGATGATACTCATCTGCCCTGACGGTGATTTCCGGCAGGGCATGGCGCTGCCGTTCACGTTCTCGAAGCAGAACCCGTCGCCCTCCGACAAGGGCGACGAGCATGTGACGGAGTTCGGGGATTTTCGTGAGGAGATCCGCAAGGACGGCTACGTGAAGAAGTCGCGCAGGCAGCGCTTGGAGGCTGGAAACACCTTCATCTTCTTTGAAAACGGTGGCGGCCACCTGGGATAGCAACATGCCTCTTATCGTTCGCAAGGGCGACACCGGCACACATGGCGGTCAGGTCGGAACCGGCGCGAGCCGGTGGAGGTGCGAGGGCGCTCCCATCGCGCGGGTCGGCGACATCTACTTGTGCCCAGAGCATGGCCCCAACCCCATCGAGACCGGCTCCACCAAATGGCGGTGCGAGGGCGCTCCCATCGCGCGCCACGGAGACGTCACCGCTTGCGGTGCTGTCCTGATATCAGGCGCCCAGCGCTGGCAATGCGACTAACCGGAAGGAACCCCGATGTCTGACCGTATCCGCTATCTTGTCGCGGACACTCTTGCCCCCGGCGAGAAGGTGCTCGGCCGTCGCGTTCGGCCAGGGCAGGAACTCTGGCTCACTGCAGGAGAGGCTACCACGCCGCTCGAACTCGGCCAGATCGCTTTACCCCGGATCGAGCGCGACCCGCTCGACCATGACGGAAACGGCCAGAAAGGCGGCTCTCTGCCGAAGGCCAAGCGCCGGGCAAGGGGCTGACCATGGCAGGCATGAACCGGCGCACCGGCCGGTGGCTCTCGGGCTGGGATCACCTCCTGCAATCGTTGGAGGTTCTCTTCAGCACCATGGTCGGAACCCGTGTCATGCGGCGCAGCTTCGGCTCGGTGGTTCCGGCGCTCCTGGGGCGCCCGATCAACCAGTCCACCGTGCTGCGGTTCGCAACCGCCGTCATCGTGGCCGTGGAGCTGTGGGAGCCGCGCTTCAGGATCAAGCAGATTTCTTTCGAGAAGTCCCGCAACAGCCCCGAGAAGCTCAGGCTCGGTCAGCTCACCATGTCCCTCGTCGGCGAGTATCGCCCCCGCGCCCACCTCGGCGATCCGACCCCCGAAGGGGGGGAGCGCACCATCAACTTCTGAGGCGCCCCTCGCGCGCCACGAGGTCTTTCATGGCTGACAGCACCCTTTACGACCTCTCCGCCTTCCCGCCGCCGCAGGTCATCGAGGAACCAAGCTTTGAGGCCATCCTCTCGGCGATCAAGGCCGACACGATCGCCCGCTGCGACGAGATCGGCGTCGATATTCGCGGCATCATCGATCTCGAAACCGAGCCGATGCACTATCTGGCCCAGGTCTTCGCCTACCGCGAGACCTTGATCCGGGCACGCGTCAACGATGCAGTGCGGGCGAACCTGCTTGCATATGCCACTGGATCGGACCTCGACCACCTCGCCGTGTTCTATGACGTGCTTCGCATGGCGGGCGAGACAGACGAGGCGCTGCGCCGCCGCGTCATTCTCAATATCCAGGGCCGTTCGCCGGGTGGCACGGCGGCGCGCTATCGTGCCATCTCGCTTGGCGTCAGCACCCGCGTTGCCGATGCCGTGGTCTATCGCGTCGGCACAAGCCCTCTCGTGCGCGTCGCAGTCTATTCAACCGATGCCGGCGGCATAGCCGACGAGGGTCTGCTGAGCGAGGTCAGGGCGGCGCTCAACGCGCCGGACGTGCTCATGGTCAACGACAGCATCGAGGTTCAGTCGGCGATCTTCGAGACGGTCAACATCGAATATAACGTCTGGCTCCTTCCCGAGGCGCCGGACACGATGATCGCGCCGCCATCGCCTGGAGCGGATTCTCCGCTCGCTGCACTGCTGCGTATGGCATGGGATGCAGAGACCGGTCTCGGCTTTGATCTCGATCGAGCCTGGATCACGGCCCGCCTGATGCGCCCAGGCATCAAGAAGGTTGAGCCGGTCCTGCCGACCTCCGACCGGATCGCATCGCCTGAGCGCGCGATCTCCATTGGCACGATCACGCTCAACAATATGGGTAGGGCCTACTGATGGCGCGCCACGATCTGCTGCCGACCACATATGTCCCGTTGGAGAAGGGGCTCTCGCTGGGCTCCGACAGTTACACCACTGTCGATCCCAACGTCACGGCGATGCGCGGCATCAAGATCGTCAACCCGCCACCGTCCTTCCTGCCCTTCCTGGTCTATGAATACGGGCTCGGCGAGCTCACGCCTTATGTCCCGAACCTCTACGAACTGATCGAGGAGGGAATTGATTGGCAGCGGGTGCGCGGTACACGCGCGGCTGTCGCCAAGGCGCTGGGCTGGCTCGGCTATGCGGCGGGGATCGAAGAGTTCTCCGTATCCCGCCAGCATTGGAACTATTTTCAGCTTGCTCTCACCTCCATTGTCGAGGGTGACGCGAACCTGCACCGGATCGAAGGCGTGACGGGGCTCTCCGTGCCGCTGCGGTCCGTGTTCTGGCGCGCCTTCGCGGGCTACGACGTGCGCGCGATGGAATACGGGCGCGGGCGCTGGGGCTCGAAGCTCTGGGGCTCCTATTCCGGCCGGCGTGTCGCACCAGGGCAGGCCAAGTGGTCGTTCGGGCGGCGCACCGATATCGCCCACGCCATGCAGCCATCCGAACTCCAGGCGCTCGGCGTCTGGATCGCGCCTGCCGGGGCCGCGCTCACATGGGGCGCATTTCCCTGGACGAGCGTTCCATGGACGGCATCGGGGGCTCTGGCGCGATCCGTCGCAATGCTCGAAGCCACGATGGCGCTCATCGCCGGAAAACCGGCCTGGGCGGTGTTCCTCAACGCGGCGGGCGAGGTCATCGGCTATCGGCGGGCCCGGGCGCGGTGGCCCGTGGCCCAGGCCATCAACGGCATCTACCGGGTCAATTCCACCCGGTACGCCATCAAGCCCGAGGCCGCGACGATACTCTATCTCGAAGCCATGACCGGCTTCGGCGACGGATTCGGCACCACGGCGACGGAGGTGGGCTTCATCCTCGGCTCGCAACCCGCCGCAGGTTCTCCGGCCGGTGCGCTCTGGCTGCCGCCGGGCGGGCTTGCCGAGCCCGGTCCCATCGTGGCGCGGCGTTCCATCACCATTCCCTTCCAGAGGACCGTGCGGGAGCGCATCTGCGCCGTCCTGCGCTTTTAAGGATCCATCATGGCTCACGAGCATTCATCCGGTCTCCCGGCTGCCTATGACCGCACGCCTGCCAAGCCCACCTGGTCCGAGGTGGTCTTTCGGGAAGACCAGATCGCGCAGGGTGCCGAGCTCAACGAGCTTCAGGCGCTCGAGCGCCGCCGCAACCGGCGTGTCGGAAACCTGATCGCCCGGGACGGTGACCGGATCAGCGGAGCTGACATCGTGGTCGATCCCGAGACGGGAGCCGTCGGGCTCGCGCCCGGCGAGATCTACATTGCCGGAGACGTGCTGCCCGTGGCCGCCGCCTCCTTTACCGGCGTTGCCATGACGGGCGAGGTCCGGATCGGCGTGCGCCTGCAGCGGACCGTTATCACCGAAGCCGAAGACCCGTCCCTGCTGGGTCTTCATCCCGGCACGGAATCGGAAGGCGAGCCAGGCGCGGCCCGCATCGCGAAGAACCTGGTCTGGGCCATCGAGGGCGATGCGCAGGCCGGAGAGTTCGCTGCCGTTTACCTGATCAAGGACGGCGCGGTCATCGATCAGACGCCGCCGCCCGCGCTCTCGGGCGTGCTTGCGGTGCTTTCCGTCTACGACAAGGACGCCAACGGCAACTACATCGTGGACGGCTGCGAGGTTCTGCCCCTCGGCAAGAGCGGTCCGGCCCAGGTCTTCAGCATCGGGGCGGGGACGGCCAACATCCAGGGCTTCAAGCGCATCCGCGAATCCAGCATCCGCCATGCAGAGACGGAAGCGCCTGACGTCGAGAGCATCGCGGCCGAGCCGCACACCTTCACCGGGCCCGATAACGGGACGGCGACCATCGCCGTGTCGCGTCCGCCGATTGCCAACGTGTCGTCGGTGATCGTGGTCAAGCGCACCACGGAAACCGTCACACGCGGCCCGATTGCAGGCGGCAGCGACGATCTTCAGTTCTCGTCGGTGGTCGAGATCGAGAGCATCGTCTATGGCGGCACCACCGTTCCGGCCTCGGCCTACGCCCTGGCGGGCGATGCCGTGTCCTGGGCGCCCGGCGGAACGGAGCCTGCGGCGAACTCCACCTATTCGGTCACCTATCTCTACAATGCGGCGGTGACGCCGGATGCGGCCACCGACACGACCGTGACCGTTTCGGGGGGCGTCAACAACCGGCCGGTCCTGATCTCCTACACGTCCAAGCTGCCGCGCATCGACCTGCTGTGCATGGACATCACGGGCCGTCCCGCCTACGTGAAGGGCATCAGCGCGCGCAACGGCGGCCTGCCGCCGATTGCGCCGTCGAACCTGTTGAAACTGGCCGAGGTGCACAACACCTGGCTCGGCACGCCGACCGTCATCAGTAATGGAACCCGCAACTACACCTATGACGAGCAGCGCCGCCTGTTCGACCGGCTGATCACGATCCTCGACCAGTTCGACCGCTCGGAATCGGAGCGCGACATCCTGGCGCGCGAGCCCGTCAGCAAGAAGGGCATCTTCACCGACACCTTCGTCGACGACTTCTACCGCGACCAGGGCGCGCCGCAGACGGCGGCCATCAATCAGGGCGTGCTGCAGCTCGCCATCGACGATGTGCTGACCCAGCTCTGCGGCACGTCGATCATGACCCTGAGCTACACCGAGGAGATCGTCGTCCGGCAGGACAAGCGCACCTCCTCGATGAAGATCAACCCCTACGACAATTTTACCGTAATGCCGGCGGGGCTGAAGCTTGCTCCGGCGGTCGATTTCTGGACGGAGGAGCAGACGCAGTGGACCTCGCCGGTCACGCGCGAGTTCACGGCCGCGCCGAAGCAGCCGCCCGGGCGCACGACCATCAACGAGGTCACGCAGATCCGCCGCGTCAATGCGGTGAACCTGCGCCAGATCCCGGTGACGCTGAGCATCGAAGGCTTCGGGGCCGGCGAGAACCTCGCCACCGCCACCTTCGACGGCGTGAGCATCAAGCCGGCGGGGACGCAGACGGCCGATGCTCAGGGTCGGATCACGTTCACCTTCACGATCCCGGCCAATATCCCGGTCGGCCGTCGGCTCGTCAGGGTCACGGGCGCCGCGGGCAGCTTCGCGCAGGCGATCTTCGTCGGCGAGGGCACCATCGACATCGCCACGATGCGGCGCGTGACCCTCGTGGCCCGGGCCGCGCCGACGAAAAAGGAGCCGGAGTCCTCGACCCCGGTCAGCCGGAACGTCGCGATCATCAACCAGATCACGAACCCTGTCGTGGAGACGCGGGAGCAGGGGGACGGCGATCCGGGTCGCGATCCGTTGGCGCAGACCTTCACGCTGCCGGAGCCGCGTCACATCCTCGGCGTGAACTTCCGCTTCACGGCGATCGGCGACCGCTCGAAAGGCGTGCGCGTTCAGCTGGCGCGGGTGGCCAACGGCTTCCCGACCAACGAGGTTCTGGCCGAGGCCTTCGTCAACATGCAGGTCCCGCAGGTCGGCGATCTGGTGCAGGCGAGGTTCGATGCGCCCGTGTTCTGCCCGGCGGATCGCGAGTTCTGCTTCGTGATCCTGACCGCCGACGCCACCCATGCGGTGGCAGTCTCGAAGCTCGGAGACATCGATACCGCGACCCAGACCCGCGTGGCCTCGCAGCCCTACACGGTCGGCGTGCTGCTCTCCTCGGCCAACCGGCTGACATGGACGGCACACCAGGACATGGATCTGCATTTCCAGGTCGTGGCGGCGAAGTTCGCGCCGGTCACTCGCGCGGTCGATCTGTGGACGGGCGAGTTCGAGGACATCAGCGACGTGCTCGTGCGCGGCGCGGTGGAGATCCCGACCGATGCCGCCCGGTTCCGCTACGAGCTCGTGCGGACCTCGGGCCAGGTCATCCCGCTGACGCCGGGACAGACCTGGGAATTCGCCGAATACGTCAACGAGCAGGTGACGCTCCGGGCCGTCTTCGAGGGCTCGGAAACGATCTCGCCGGTGCTCTATCCGGGGACGCTGCTGGTCGGCGGACGCATCCGGGAAAGCGGCACCTACATCACGCGGCTTTTTCCCATGGGCAGTGCGGTGAAGGTGGCGGCCCTGTTCGCCGCGTTCCTTCCGGCAGGCTCGACCGTCACGGTCGAGTGCGACGGCGGGAATGGCAGCTGGCAGGCCCTGACGGCGGCCGGCTCCGATGTCCTCGGCGGCGGCTGGATCGAGCCGAAATACGAGCGGGCATCCTTCACCGCGGCCCAGGGGCGTGTCCGCATCACGCTGGCCGGCGGGCCCGGCGCCCGCATCGCCATCGCGCGGCTGCGCGCCTATTCTGTCTAAGGAAGCTGGAATGGCTATCGAGATCTCGACGGATAACCGTGACTATCCTCTCCCGCACGAGCAGAATGATCTCGACGAGGATGTCCTTCGGATCATCGCCGCGCTCCAGATGATCGATCTCGACGTGGCGAGCATCATCGCCACGTTGGGAACGAAGGCGGCGGCCGTGCATTCGCATGGCATCGATCAAATCAATGGGCTGGCATTGGCGCTCCAGGGTAAATCCGACGCCGACCACATCCATTCGCTCAACGATCTGAACGGCGTCGATGTCTCCGGCGCAGCCAACGGACAGTTTCTGAAGCTGGTGGGGACGGCCTGGACCTCGGCCACCATCGCCATCAGCGATGTCGCGAGCCTCGGCACGACGCTTCAGAACAAGGCTGACTTGTTCGGGAATTCGCTGGCCATCCCCTATGGGCCGACCAGCGCCAGGCCAGCGAACTCGCCTCTGCATGCCCTGCGTTACAACACGACCCTCGGTTATTACGAATATTTTCGCGGAGGGACGTGGAATCCGCTGCAGGTCATGGATGCCCTGGCGAAGTCACAAAACCTTGCCGATCTCGCCGACAAGGACGCCGCGATCGGCAACCTCGGTGCAGCCAAGAGCGACGGCAGCAATCTGAGCCAGAACCTACTGATCAACTCCGAAGGGCAGTACAATCAGCGTGGCATCAGCGGCAGCACCCATGCGGCAGGCGTCTATTTCAGGGACCGCTGGCAAGCAGGACCCGGCGGAGCAGTTGTAAACATTGGCGTGTTCTTTAGCTCCAATACGCTCAGATATGAGAGCACGTGGGAGCTGAGCGCAGGGTCGATTGAGCAAATCATCGAGCCTTGGTTTTTACACGCTGACCGGTGGGAGGATCGTCAGGTTACCTTCGCGGTCGATGACCTCAGAGAGGGAAGCATCACCGTCACCATCTCAGGCGATGCATCATCCGGAAGCGCGGTGAGCGCCACGCTGACACCCGGATCGGGGGTGCGTGCCGTCAGCCTTATGATCCCCGCCGCCTTGTCGGGTGCGATGAGGGTCAATATTGCACGGGCTGCCGGCGTCCCCACCACCGTGAGGTTCAAGCGTCCACGGATTGGCATTGGCTCGACTCCCCCGCTCATGCTGCAGAGAGACGAGCTGGCGCTGTGTCAGCGGTACTATTGCCGGCGGGAGGTGCACTCGATCTTCCGCCCGGCAACAGCCGGATTGACGCATTTCCTATACGTGTACTGGCCTGTCGAAATGAGAGCGGCTCCAACCCTGACCCTGTTGGCTGGGTCCAGGACAGGCGTCAGCTCAGCCTATCTCGACACATCCTCAAAGGATGGGTGCAGGCACGTCTTCACGTCGTCGCTCGCGGGAGTCTCATCCATCAGCGGCGATGTCGTCGTCGCCGACGCGGAGATCGTTCTCACATGAACACGTATGATTTCGCAAACCCGGCTCATACCGAAATCTGGGCCGTTGAGGACGGTATCCAGAAGACGATCCCTGTCGACACCGCGAATGCCGACTTCTGCAGGCTGGTTGCGGAGCAGGTCGAGATCAGGCCGTTCCCGGTCCCCGTCTTCGATCCGGCCGCCTATCTCGCCGAGGAACGCTGGAAGGCGGAAACGGGCGGGATCACGGTCACGGTCGGCGGCGAGGCTATCCCGGTCTCGACCGCGCGGGGCGATGACAGGGCCGCCCTCGACAGCACCTATGCGGCCATCCGCGACGGGCTGAGGCAGGACGGCGACATGTTCAAGTTCGCCGACAACAAGTCCCGGGCGATGTCGAATGACGACATGCAGACCGTCATCCTCGCCGTGCTCGGGCATGTGCAGGCCTGCTTCAACGTCGAGGGGGCGCTGCTGGCCCGGATCGATGGCGGAGAGGCGATCACGGCCGCGATCATCGATGCGGCGCTCGCGGCGATCCCGCGGGCCTATTGAAGCCAAGCCCCAGACAGGGGCCTTTCCTCCGACAGGCTCGCCCGTCGGGTCCACCGCGCCGCCCCTTTTCGGGCGGCTTTTTCTTTTCCAGGAGTGAACGATGACCGAGCCGACCTTCGGCATGACCTTCATCCGCGACGACAGCGAGCCGACCTCGGTTGTCGCCAGCGACCTCTCGGTGGTGGGCCTCGTCCTGCCTTCCGCCGACGCGGACCCCGCCGCCTTCCCCTACAACGTGGCGGTGGCTTTCAACTCGAGCGACCTGGCCTCTCTGAGCAAGCTCGGCACCGGCCCGCTCTACCGGGCGGTGGTGAAGATCAATGCGCAGCTGGCGCGCTTCCAGATCGCCGCGCGGATCGTGGCGGTGCGCGTCCCGCAGGGTGCGACCGTCGACGAGACCATCGCCAACATCGTCGGCGATCCCGCGGCCGGCACGGGCTGGTACGCCATGCTGCAATCAGGCCAGCGCCTCGGCGTGATCCCGCGCCTGCTGGGTTCGCCCGGCTTCACGGGCAAGTTCAGCCGCACGGCGGGTGCGACGAACGTTTCCAGTGCCGTCAAGAGCGGCGGCAATGCCGGCACCGGCACCCTGACCCTGGCCTCGTCACCGGCTTACGGCGGCAGCGTCAAGCCCGGCATCTATCAGGTCCGCTGCATCGGTGGCTCCTTCGCGGCCACGGCTGCGGCGGCCGAGGGCAATACCGGCAACGGCGCGGTCACGGGCGTCGGCACCGGCGTCGGCGCGGCGGCTGGCGTCTATACCGCGACGTGTTTCGCCGCGGCGGCCAACGGCGGCACCTTCGTGGTCGAGAACCCGAACGGCCAGACCATCGGCGTCGTTCAGGTCGGACAGGCCTATAACGGCCCGGTCACGTTCACCATCGGGGACGGCTCGACCGACTTCGCCATCGGCGACCGGTTCACCATCACGGTCGCGCCCTCCGTTCCGGCAAACGGCGGGGTGTTCTCCGTCCGCGATCCCGATGGCGCGATGCTGGCCAACGCCACGGTGGGCGAGGCCTATACCGGCGCCCATATCCGGTTCACCATCGCCGACGGCGCGACCGATTTCGCGGTCGGCGACGGCTTCGACGTGACGGTCGGCGTGACCGGCGGCGTGGCGCAGGCCAACCCGATCTGCGCGGCGCTGCCTCAGATCACGAATGCGCTGCTCGCCAAGGCCTATGTCGGCGGGCCCGGCACCACGGTGCGGGACGCCCTCGACTGGCGCGAGACGATCACCAGCGAAAACCTGATCGCTCTCGACAACTGGGACATCGTCCGGGTCGGCACGTCGGACGTGGAGGAGGATGGTGCGCTGGTGGCCATCGGCCAGCAGGTCGCAGCCGATTTCGAGGCTGGGGGCATTCCCATGTATGCGCCGGCCAACCGCCCGGTTCAGGGGATCATCGGCCTCAAGCGCTACGATTCCTTCTCTCTCACCGATGGCGCAAATGACGGCCAGACTCTCCTGGCCAACCAGATCGGCATCACCCAGCGCGGCGAGCTCGGGCTCGAGACGGCGATTTCCGATTCCGGCTTCGTGCTGATCTGCACCGATACCTGCGCCGAGGATCCGAAGTGGCGCATGATCAACGTGAGCCGCATGCGCGATTACGAGCACCTCGCTCTGCTTCGCGCCACCCGGCGGCGGCTGGGCCGGACCAATATCACGCGGCACGGCATCCAGGCGGTCCTCAACGACCATATCGCCTTCCTGTCCGATCTTCAGGCCAGAGGCGCGATCCTGCCCGGTTGGAATGTCGGGTTCGAGGAGGACAAGAACAATCCGGAGAACCTGCGGCTCGGCCGCATCCGGACCTTCTACGCCGCCGAGGAGCCGCCGACCCTCAAGCACGTCACGCTCGACAGCCGCCGCAACCGCGAGTCCCTGAACATCCTCATCCAGGATCTGGTCTCCAACACCGACCAACTCCTCGGGACCGCCGCGTAACCGGGCCGATAGGGCCGCGCACCTTCACGGGAGTGCGGCCCTTCGCTCCTCACCTGTCATTCATCTCGAAGGAAACGGACCATGCCTTTGCTCATCCAGGAGGCCGTCAACCTCTACGCCGGCGACAACTCGCCGAACGCCAACAAGCGCAACAATCTCCAGTCCATCAAGCTGCCGACGATGGAGGAGGTCTCCGCCACCGTTCACCCGGGCGGGTCCTACATGGCCGTCAATGTCGGCGGACTGGGCATGAATGCGCTCGAGATCACCTTCAAGGTCTTCGGCTACGATCCGCAGACCATGGAGCAGTTCGGTCTCGACGGGGGGATTCAGCCCTACACGACCTACGGCCTGGTCCGGAGCAAGGACATCAGCCACCGGGCCATCGAGGTCAAGGCCATCGCCTGGGGCCGCCTGACCCGGATCGAGAGCGACGAGTTCAGCCGCGGCGGCGACGTTCTCGGCCACGACCACACGATCCAGGAGATCATGCGTTACGGCCTCTGGTTCGACGAGAAGGAGAAGTTCTACTTCGACTTCGAGACGGGCGAGCGCCGGATCAACGGCGTTCCTCAGAACGCCGACGAGCGCCGGATCCTGCGGTATTGATCCTGACATGAAGAAGCCCGCCGGTTGGCGGGCTTCCTTGGTGATCAGCGCTTGCGGGCGAACCCGACCCTTACCATCCCAGTTTTGATGACAGTGCGCTTCTGATATCCGCTGATGATGTCGTGTCCTACCTGCTCGGCGGAGTAACGAAATCTGAGTGCGACGCGGCACTTTGGAGATGTAAGGGCGACCTTGATGGCGTCGCAGTTGTCCTTGATGGCGGTTTCGGCCTCAAGGGGCGCGATCGAGGCGGCGAAGATGCTTACGCTTTCTCTTGTCACGCAGCGATAGTCGCCGATGTCAGCATAATAGCACCGCACGTCGCGGACCTCGATGTCGCGATCTGCGTACTTGCGGGCGCTGACGGATAGGTCTGCCGCATCGACGACCTTGTATTCGGTCGATTGAGCAACTGCCGGGCCGGAAAACCAGCCTAATGCAGCCGCGAGCAGGACGAGAGCGTGTGGACGGAATGGCATGGGACCCCCTGTATTGAGCCTCGCTTAATGAGCGTGACTGTGTTGCAGGAGTCAATCCCCGGTTGTCTCGGCTATTGGGATAGGTAGCCCTTGGCCTTCAGCCAGTCGGTCAGGATCTGCCGGATCGCCTCAGGGCGCGAAGGTTTTGGATCTGGTAGCTTCTCGATCCAAGCGTCCAGAGCGCTTAGGATCTCCGGTAGTAACCGCAATCCGATAGGAGTGCCCGGACCAGTCGATCTCGGCCTGCCCCGCTTTTTCGTGATATCAGTAATTGACTTGGTCATGAATTAGAGATATCACAAAAAACGAGCCGAGCAAGAGCTTGCACCTCTCACCCGGCTCTAACCGAAGCAACCTAAGTTAGAGGATGCCATGGCTGATGCCGCTTCTACCACACGCCGCGCCGTTTTGTCAGCGGCGCTCGCCGCCCCCTTGTCCGCTTCCCTGGCGCAGGCCGCTCCGGGCCGCAACCCCGACGCGGAGCTTATGCGCCTCGGCAGGGAGTGGAGAGCGGCCCAGGACCGGGCCAAATCCGCCCCGGACGGAACCGGTGAAGCCGCATACGCGGCCCTGTGCGCCGAGGCCGCCCGCCTCGAATTCGCGATCCAGGCCATTCCGGCCCGCACCGTCGGCGGTCTCGCCGTCAAGGCCGCCATCGCCAGGCAATACGCGCCGGAGCGGGACGATGACGGGCCGAGCCTGGATGAGATGCTGACCGCCCTCGTCGACGACGTGCTGCGCCTCGCGGCCACCGCCTGACACCACACCGAATTTCCCCGCCGCCATGGGGATGAATGCGACCGGCGAGCTTCATCGGCTCCGGCGGTCGTTCGCGACCACCTGTGCGCATTCCAGGTCTTGGCGGGCCGGATGCCGATGGAGACTGATCTATGAACGCCCTTCAAGCCTACACCTTCGAAGCCAAGCAGGTCCGCACCGTGGTCAGGGACGAGGAGCCCTGGTTCGTCGGGACCGATGTTTGCGCCGCGCTCGACCTGAAGAATTCTCGACAGGTTCTTTCACGTCTTGATGACGACGAAAGGGATTGCGTCCAGATTGTGGACGCAATCGGTCGAGATCGGATGACTACCATCATCTCTGAAGCTGGCGTCTACCGGCTGATCTTCACCTCCCGCACCCCGGCGGCCGAGCGGTTCAAGCGCTGGCTCGCGCACGAGGTGCTGCCGGCCCTGCGCCGCACCGGCACCTACTCGGTGGGCCAGCCGCCGTCCGCGCCGGCGACAGTGGACCTCGTCGAGGTCGAGCGCCTCAACGCCTATTCCCGCCTGGTGGCCGAGGCGCGGCACATCTATGGGCGCGTCCAGGCCAAGGCCCTGTGGGAACGCCTGCCGCTGCCCCAGGTTCACACGCGGGAGGAGGGCGCGCTCTACGACCTGCCCGACGAAGACGGCCCCGGCTGCCTCGGCCATCTGCTGCGCTTCGCCCTGGATACGGGCTCCTCGGTGCGCGTCCAGGTGCAGCGGGCCTGGAGCGACCCGACCGTGCGCGGCTGGCTCCAGGCGCGCGGTCTCAAGCCGGTGCCGGGGCGGGGGCGGGACTATCTCGCCGTCGCCGAGCATCATCCGGCCCTGAAGAAACTGTTCGAGGAAACCCCCTGGGCGGAGGATTGGTATCTGCCCCTCCTGTCTCTCGACGGCGCCAGGGCCAGCCGCGCGCCGCTCGATTTCGGCGGCGTGAAGTCCCGCGCCGTCATGATTCCGAAATCCATCGTCAACATGCAGTAAGGAATGCCGGAATGGCCGAGCAGGAACCAATGTCATCGTCACCTGAGCCCCACGTAAAAGCAGCGTTTCTGCCCGTCGAGGGGCGCGCCCGAACGCAGGCCGTTTCCCTCGAATGGCCTTTCACCTACGGCGGGGCCGAGATCACCGGCTTCGAAGTCCATCGCCTGACCGTGTCCCAGGTCGAGGCTGTCATGGAGGCCCTGAAAAGCGGGGCCGAGGTGAGCATCTGCGAGGCCATGACGACGCTGCCCGGTGGCGAGCCGGTGCCCCCCGGTCTGTTTGCCGCCGGGGTGATGGACGACGACGACGACCGGCGCGTCTTCGAGGTCGTGCAAAGTTTTTTGCCCCAACGCTTGCGACGGGTGCTCGGGTCAACCCTGCTCTCTGGCGACGCTACGTCGCCGCCGTCGCAAGCGGACTGAACCAGAATATCCGCGACCTGAAAACCTACGACTGGCTCGATCTTCTCGGCTGGTACGAGGAGGCGCTCGCGCTCGGCTTAACGGAGCCCGTCCATGGCTAACCTCACGTCTCAGCTGACCGTCCGCCTCAAGGACGGCGTCTCGGGTCCGGCCGGGAAGGCGGCGCGTTCGATCCGGGATCTCGACCGCACGGCGCGCAACGCCCGAGGCGGGACTCGCCAGCTCGCGGCCTCGACCAGGACCCTCGCGGTAGCCGGATCGGCCCTCGATGGAGCGGGCCTGGGGCTTTCCGCCGCCGGCGGTGCAATCGGCGTGGCCGCCTTCGCCGCCGGTGCGGCTCTCCATAAGGCCGGTCGGGAGGCGCTGTCTTTCGAACGGTCCATGTACCGTGTGGAGAAGGCCACCGACACGACGGGGGCGGCGGCCAAGAAGTTCGAGGACGATATCCTGCGGATCTCGAAGCAGACCGGCATGGCCAAGGAGGATGTGGCCGACATCATGGCGTCGGCAGGCTTTGCCGGACGTCCCGTCAAGGAGCTGGCGCGGTTCACCGAATATGCGGCGAAGGCCACCAGCGCCTGGGAGATGAGCGCCGATGAGGTCGGGCAGGGCCTGGCCGAAATCGGCAACATCTACGCCGCGAACCAGACCCGGATCGAGGAGATCGGCGACGCCATCAACACGGCGGCCGATTCCTCGGCCTCGAAGGAATCGGACCTTCTGGAATTCCTGCGCCGCACGGGCGCGGCCGGTAAGCAGGTCGGCATCACCGCCGAGCAGACCCTCGCCGTGGGGGCAGCGCTCAAGGAAGTGGGTGTGACCACCGAGGTCGCCGCGACCGGCTACAATGCTTTGCTCACCCTGATGCAGCTCGGGGAGGGATTCTCCAAGGATGCGGGCGCGGGCCTCAAAGCCCTCGGCGTCAACTCCACCAAGATGCGCAGGGAGTTCACGGCGAAACCCATGGAGGCGACGCTCGGCCTGTTGACCAAAATCAGCAAGGTCTCCGATCCTCTCAAGCGCGCCGAGATCCTGACGAATCTCTTCGGCAAGGAATACCAGGACGACATCTCCCGCCTGATCAACCAGTTGCCGCGCGTGAATACGCTGCTGCAGACCATGGGTGACAAGAAGAACTATGTCGGCTCGGTCCAGAAGGGTTTCGAGCTCTGGCAGGAGAAGGACTTCGCCAAGATCGAACGGGCCGAGAAGGCCTGGGATTCCCTGATGACCAGATTAGGTCGGCCGATCAAGCTGGGGCTGGGCGATGCGGCGGAGAACCTGAGTCGGTTTCTCAACGATCTGGAGAATGGCGATACGCTCCTGCAGCGCATCCTGAAGCGTCTGAAAGCCTACGAAGAGGAGAAGAACGGAAGCGAGGGTGCTGGTAAGGGTACGCTCGAAGTGGTCCAAGACGCCGTAACCGGCCATGTCATTCCGAACCTGCCCTACGTTGCACCAGCCATCGCCGGTTACAAAGCGCTCGATGCCTGGGCGGGAGCGACCGGAGAGGAGGCGCGGCTCAAGGGGCAGACGGCGGCCATCGCCGAGAAAATGGAGCGTGAGCGAAAGGCCAAGGCGACGCTCGATGATGCTCGCAGCCGCCGGGCTGCCGGTCCCCTCACGCCATCCGAGCAGCGGCGGATCGACCTCGAGATCGGTCGCGCGGAGGACGAGCTTCGGGCCGCGCAGCGCGACGCGGATGCTGTCCGGGCGAAGCTTGCGGAACTTGCGGGTTCGGTCGCGCAGCTGGAGCGGCAGGTCCGGTCGGGCGAGAGCGTCATGAACTTCGGGCGGTCTCCACCCCCGGACACCGTCGCGCCCACGCTCGGCGGCGGAGCCTCCTTCGGCTTCGGCCCTGGCGGTGCGCCCGAAGGCAGCCAGTCCGGCCTCGACCGGATTACCGGCAAGGCGGCGGAGGCGGCGCAGGTCCTCCAGGCGCTCACCAACCCCGTGGCCCCGACCGTCGACATCTCGTCCATCGAAAGGGCGCGGGCGGCCGTGCGCGGGCTCCTGTCCGATCTGTCCCAGATCGGCCCGGCCATGCAGAATGCTGGGAACAGCGCCGGCTCGCTGAGCTTCGGGCAGGAATTCCAGAACCGCCGCTCCGGCTCCTACGCCGACTACGATTAGGCCCGCGCCTCTCCGAACAAGGAACACCCCATGCTCTATCAGGTTGGAGCGCTGACCTTCCGGGTCACGGCGCCGAACATCCATGAGGTCGAGCTGGAGGCCTCGGCCGATTACGCCGCCAAGGACGTGATCGGCAGCCTCCGCCCGCTCGAATTCGTGGGGGAAGGTGAGAGCGTCCTGACCCTGCGCGGGCGTCTCTTCCCGCGCAAATGGGGCGGGCTCACCAGCCTCGACGTGCTCGAGCAGATGCGCCTGTCCGGCGAGCCGCACATCGTGGTGCGCGGCGACGGCCGCAACATGGGCTGGTGGGTGGTGGAACGCTACCGCGAGAAGCATTCCTATCTCGGCGTCAGCGGCGTCGGCCGGCAGATCGAATTCGACATCGTCCTGAAGAAGTCGCCCCGGCCCGCCACGCCGCTGGGCTACGTCATGACCCTGATGAGGCTGATCGGCCGATGAGCACAGAAACCCTTCCTCCCGTGGAGAGCGCCTTCACGACCCTCGACCTGCTGCTCTACCGGCGCTTCGGGCGCGAGGTTCCGGGCCTCGTCGAGAAAACTCTCGACCGGAATCCGGGCCTCGCGGATCACGGCCCCTATCTGCCGATCGGCACGCAGGTGACGGTCGAAATCCCGGAGCCCGCCACAGTGCGGCCCGTTCGCCTTCTCAGGCTCACCGACTAAGCACGGGACCCACCCATGGCCTCACATGCCATCGTCAAGATCGGGGGCAAGCCCATCCCGTCAGAGATCTTCTCCCAGGTCCTCTCGATCAAGGTCAAGGACGCGCCGGGACGGAAGTCGGACACGGCCGAACTTGTGCTCAACGACCAGGACGATCAGTTCGCCTTTCCGCGCCGCGGCGAGAGCCTGGAGGTCACGCTCTGGCGCGACGAGGTTCCGGGCGCGGTCACCTTCGAGGGCGTCATCGACAATCCCCGCTCGCGCGGGTCGCGCGGCGGCGGGCAGGACTTGATCGTGCCGGCTAAGGCCGCCGACATGCGCGGCGGGCTGAAGGTCCGCAAGGAGAAGCACCTCGACGATGCGACCTTCGAGAAGGCTGCGCGCGCCTTCGCTCCTGATGGCTTCTCCATCGCCATCGACGGCGATCTCGGGCAGATCCGTCGCGATTACTGGTATCTCGGGCGGGAGAGCTACCTGCACTGGGCGCAGCGGACCGCCGACGAGCTCGGGGCCACCTTCAAGGTTGTCGGAAAGACAGCGGTGTTCGTGCCGATGAATGCTGGCAAGTCGGCTTCCGGCAAGCCGCTGCAGATCGTCAAGGCCACGCGGCCCGGTAACATCGTCAACTGGGACCTCGGGCCCGATGACGGACGCCACGAGTACGAGGAGTTCGATGCGACCTATTACGATCCTGCCGATGCCAAGTGGAAGATGCAGGACGGCCGAGTCCGTGTCATGGGGCAGGGAACGGCCAGCACCTCCCGCTTCTCCGCGCCGGACCAGGAGACCGCGCAGCGCTTCGCCGAGGGCTTGAAGCGCAAGCGCGACCGCGAGAAGGGCGGCGGCACGCTCACTATCGACGGGGATCCGGCAGCGCAGGCGGAAGCCCTGTGCGAGGTGTCGATCCGCGCGGGCATCTCAGGCACCTACCTGATCGGCAACGTCGAGCATCAATGGACGCGCGGGCAAGGCTTCCTCAGCCAGCTCGAGCTGAAGAGACCGGGCAAGGGCACCGGCAAGGACGACCGGGATCCGTCCGGAGGGGGCGGCGTCCTCGACGACGCTCCGGCACCCTCCGGCGCACCCTCTTAATTCACCAACCACCACAAGGAGAACGACGATGGCGGCAAAGGCGCGCATTGAATGGATTCGGCTGGGCTACGGCCCGGAGATGGACGGAGTCGCGGAGAACGTCATCCGCTCGATCCACGGGGCGGTCGAGATCGACATCTCCACTACGGCGACCGCGGCGGGGCAGCGGCCGGTCGTGCCGGAGTTCGGCACGCATAGCAGGGGCTATGCGCTCGTCCGGGGGCTGGAGGGAACCTTCGTGGTCGCCTGGGGCACCGATCCGACGGCGCAGCGGCTCAACGGAAAGCTCATCAAATCCGGCGAGGAGGTTCCGATCCTGCTCAAGTCCGGCGAATTGCTCTCCTTCATCGAGGTGGTCTGATGTACCGGCTCGGCTATGGCTACCGGGCCGCACGCCGCCGGGCACAAGGGGGCGGCGCATCGGCCGCTCTCACTCTTCCGGCTGGCGCGAGCGTCATCTATTCCGTCCGCAAGGTCGGAACTTATGGCGGCCCATGCCTTCGGGCCGTGCGCTCGTCCGATAACGCGACCCTCGATATCGGGTTCGGCACCAACGGCTTCATCGACGTTGCGGCGGCCGAGACTTTCCGGGCGGCGGGAGGGGCGAGCGCCAAGCTGTTCGTCGATATCTGGTACGACCAGAGCGGCAATGGCAATCACGCCACCCAGACGACGGCGGCGAGCCGTCCGACCTTCATCCCGACCAACGCCTGGGAGGGACTCGCCAGCATCACCTTCGACAGCGGGCCGGGCGGGTCCGGTCCTTCGAAGCATCTGAATCTTCCAGCGGGTGTCGTCCTCGACCGGCAGAACGGCACGGTGCTCGCCATCGATGCGCCGAACTCGACGTGGAACTCGAACGCCCTTTACGAGATCGGCACGGTCGCGGGAAGCCGGGCCGCCGTTTACACGAACCCGAACTCTACCCTGAACTTCCTGTCCGGGGCCGACGGTGCGGTGCAGACCCCGAAGACGATTCAGGCGAGGCCGAATATTCTCATCCATCGGTTCTCGGCGACGGCCTTCCAGGTCTACTACAAGGGAGCTTCCTCCTCCTTCGCGGCGCGCGGGGCTGGGGTGTATTCGGGCGGGCGCCTCGGCGGTTCTGGGGCGGGCCTCAACTTCAACTATCGCGGCGAGAAATACGTCTTCGCCGTATGGCCCGGAACCTTGGCCGACCAGGATGTCACCGTCTTGCGCACCGCGCTGGCGACGGCGTTCCCGCAGGCGGCTCCGAAGACCTTCAGCCATTGCCTCGTCTTCGATGGAAACAGCATCACCGAAGGCTACGGCGCGACGGATCTGCAAAACAACATGCGCCAGACCCTGCGGGCTCTCGGCAGCACGGCGGATATCGACGTCTACAATCAGGCGGTGTTCGGCACCACGAGCGATGTGATCTACGACGCCCGTGCCGCCAAGCATTCCGGGATCGACCGTGTCGCGGCACCGGGCAAGAACATCCTCGTGTTCGGGGTCGGGTCCAACGACATTAACGCCGGCACGTCGGCCGCGAACACCTGGCATAACACAGTGACCGGTAAGGGCATCCTGCCCTACATCCAGTATTGTCAGGGACTCGGATATACGGTCATCGTCGGCACGGTCCTGCCGCGATCCAGCATCGCCAGTCTTCCGGCGCGGGAGGCGGAGCGCCTCGCACTCAACGACCTGATCCGCAACAACGCAGCGACCTACGGCTATCTGGTGGCGGATTACGACACAGTAGCCGATCTCGCGAACCCGGCGAGCGCGACATACTATCTCGACACCATCCATCCGACATCGCTCGGATACACCAGGATGGCGGCTGTGCTGGCCCCGGTCGTTCAGTCTGTATTGGCGGCTTAGACGATCCTTCCAACCACACCAAGAGGACTTCATGAACGTCGCTGAGATTCAGCGCGCGCTGCTGGCGCGCGGCTATGACCTCGGGCAGTCGGGCCAGGCACGGGACGGCGCCGATGGCGAGTTCGGACCAAAGACCCGCGCCGCCGTTCTGGCGGAGCTGGCCCGGCACCCGGGCTATCTCGCTCCTGGCGCCGCGCCTTCGGCTTGGAGCGACAGCCGCCTCATCGTGGCGGCCGAGCAGCTCATCCTGTGCCTGGCCGGGATCCCGACCGGCACGGTGGACGGGATCGCGGGAGCCCTGACCCGGATCGCCCGGGAAGCCTGGGCGAAGAGGGTCGCAGGCGGAACGCCGGTCCTGCCGGCGCGCCCCGTGCTGCGGCCGGTCCATACTCTCGTCTGGCACTGCACTGCCACGCCGGAGGGCAAGGAGTTCCCCGTGGCCCAGATCGATGCGATGCACCGCGCCCGCGGCTTCGCGCAGATCGGCTATCACAAGCTCGTCCACCTCGACGGGACTGTGTCCGAGGGACGCCCGGAACATCTCGCCGGGGCGCATGTGGAGGGGCACAATACCGGGACGCTCGGCTATGCCTATGTCGGCGGCGTCGATGCCAATGGCAGGCCGAAGGACACCCGGACGGCGGAGCAGATGCAGGCCATGATCCGGCTGACGCGCGAGACCATCGCGCGCTACCGGCTGCGGGCCGTCATGGGGCATCGGGACTTCTCTCCGGATCGGGACGGCGACGGCATCGTCGAGCCGCACGAATGGGTGAAGGTCTGCCCCTGCTTCAATGCCATCGCCGAATACGGCGCGCTGCTGAACGAGGCGGCCTGATATGCAGAAAGGCATTCTTCGTACCGTCGAGGGCGGTCGCCTCATGTTCTGGTGCCCGGGCTGCCAAGGGGCTCATGCCGTCAAGGTTGAAGGTCCTGGCCCTTGTTGGGGCTTCAACGGGGACTATGAGAAACCGACCTTCACGCCCTCGGTGCTCGTGCAATCCGGGCACCATATCCCCGGCCACACGGGCGATTGCTGGTGCACCTTCGAGGCGCGAACCGGCCGGAAGCCCTCTTTCTCCTGCACCGTCTGCCACTCCTTCGTGACGAACGGTCAGATCCAGTTCCTCGGTGACTCTACCCATGCGCTCGCCGGGAAGACGGTGCCGCTGCCGCCCTTCGACGAAGCCTCTCACTCTGGAGATTCCTGATGCCGCCCATCATAGGATTGCTGTTGCAGTATGCCCCTGAGCTGATCGGGCTGTTTGCGGGTGAGAAAGCGAGCGCCGCGATCGGCCGGGTCGTCGGCGCAGCCAAAACGGTCTTCGGGACGGACGATCCGGCGGCCGTGCAGGAGGCCATTGCCACCGATCCTAAGCTGGCGGAGGCGTTCGCCGAAAAGGCCCGGCAGGATCTCGCCTACATGCTTCAGGCCAACCAGGCGCAGTCGGCCCTCGCCCTGGCCGAGGTGGGCAAGAGCTTCTGGCATTCGGGCTGGCGCCCGGGACTGTCCTGGCAGCTGATCTTCATGTGGAACTGGAACGTGTGGACGAGCTGGCTGATCCAGGTTGCTTCCGGCATCCCTGTCCCCATCGTCCCGTGGGAGCACCTTCTGGGCTTCAGCGGCCTGTGGCTCGCGATCTATGGCGGCGGCCATACACTCAAGAGCATCTTGGGAGGGCGATAGATGGCGCTGGGGGGCACGATTGAATGGCAGGAGGTCACCCTGCTGATCACGATCATGGGCGGGCTGGCGACGCCGATCATCTGGACCTGGCGCGACAACAGGGCCGGTGTCCAGGCCGCGCACAGGCGGATCGACGATCTCAGGACCGAGATCGCTGCCTACAAGCTCGAGGCGGCCAAAACCTTCGTTACGACCGAGGCGATCGCGCGGATTGAGAGCCGCCTGATCGCCACCGAGGAGCGGATGGTCGCGTCGATGGAGAAGATCAGTGACCGTCTCGACCGTGCGATCGAGGCCAGGGCCGGGCGCATGGTCTGACCTTCCTTCTGAAATCCCGAGCTCCGCCGGCGTAGGGAACGCCGCCGGTGGGGAATGCCTTCGGGCGTTTCCTCCCCAACTTGCCGCTCCGGTCACACCTCGCGCCGGGGCGGCTCTTTGGGGTGCCGACAGGCCCCGCCAGCGGGGCGGGAGTGCAGCAACACTCCCTGCGGCGGTTCATCCTGGACGAAGCCCCGCCAAACCCGATCTCTCACGACAAGGTTTCCCGTCTGGCGCGCAAGCGCGCGACAGAACGATAGCCTTTGCGTGGTTAAGAAATTCCATGAACGATGAGACTATGTTTCGGCGGGTCGCTCCGGCCCGCCCGGCGGCCGCCTATATCGGAGGCAAGAAGCAGCTCTCCGCGCGCCTGATCGAGCTGATCGAGCGGGTGCCGCACAAGACCTATGCCGAGCCTTTCGTGGGCATGGGCGGCGTCTTTCTTCGCCGGGGCTTTGCCCCGAAGGCCGAGGTGATCAACGACGTCTCCGGCGACGTCACGACATTCTTCCGAATCCTCCAGCGGCACTATGTGCCCTTCATGGAGATGCTGCGCTACCAGCTCGCCTCGCGGAAGGAGTTCGAGCGGCTGGCCGCCACGGACCCGACGACCCTGACCGACCTGGAGCGCGCGGCGCGTTTCCTTTACCTCCAGCGAACCGCCTATGGCGGGAAGGTGCGCGGCCGTAACTTCGGGGTTTCGGCCGGCATGCCGGCGCGCTTCGATGTCACGAAGCTGGCTCCCCTCCTCGAGGAGGTCCACGAGCGTCTCGCCGGGGTCGTGATCGAGTGCCTGCCCTATGGCGAGTTCATCGAGCGCTACGACGGCGCCGAGACCTTGTTCTACCTGGACCCGCCGTATTTCGGGTCTGAGGATGACTATGGGAAGGGCGTCTTCGGCCGCGAAGACTTCAACCGCCTGGCGGCGCAGCTGCGGGGCATCAAGGGCATGGCCATCGTCTCGCTGAACGACGCGCCCGAGGTCCGCGCGGCCTTTGAGGGGTTCGACTGGGAAGAGGTCGGCCTGACCTACACGGTCAACGAGACGAACCCGATCGAGGCGCAGGAGCTGATCATCAAGACGCCGGGCCTGCCTCAGGAGGTCCGGCCGCCTGGCCTCTTCGACTGAGGCTTAGGGCGCGGGATCGAGCGGCTCCCGTTTTGGCTCGGGGCGCTCCTCGGCCCGCGCCCTGATGTGCTCCGACAGCCAGAACTGGGTCACGATGATCATGCTGCGGTCCATGCCGAGCTGCACCGGGCCGCCGTTGATTTTGCGGAACGCATAGGTCTCCGCCATATCGGCGGCCTCGGCAAGCCCAGCCAGCCGACCCTCCTGGAAGGCCTCTTCCATCGCCCGGCTGGTGTCCGGGTTCGGCCGATCCGGGCGACGACCGCCTGTAAGGCGGCGGCCTTGCTCGCCCGGACCTGTTCCAGCTCGGCCCGCAGTCGGGCGTTCTCTTCCCTGGCCTCCGCGAGGTCGTGCTCGTGCACGGCCTGCAGATCCTTGGCCTCCCGCGCGAGAGCGGCGGCATCCTCAGCAAGCTTCTGCAGAGGACTAACGGTCATGCGCCGCTCACCTTAAGCACCAGCCCGCCTTTGCCGTCTAACGCGATCTCGGCACCTTGCCGCATGGCAGCGGCCCGTAGCTGCTGGAGTGTCGTCATCGGTGCATAGGCCGGGTCACCTTGCAGGGCATGATACTCGGCCCTGGCCTTCTCCCAGTCCCTGTGGCGGACGAGGGTGCAACCGCGATCGCGCAGCTCCCTGCACCGCTTCGTGCCCATCCGCTCCACCGGCACCGCCTTGGGGCCGAAGCGGTCTTCCATGAACTCGGCCATCGAGAGATAGCGTTTCTCAGTCATCGTCAGGCCCTCTTCCGTTCCGGCGACGGCGGCTTCGGCATGCCGGCGCGCAGCACCTCATTGATTCGCACCTGCCAGCCCTTACCGAGCTTCTGATAGGCGGCGAGCACGTCCGGCTCCAGGCGCAGCGAGACCGGCACCTTCGGGTTCTCACTCTTGGGGCGGCCCGGTCGCTTGGCAGCCTCAGCCAGCTCGGGCAGCACCTCGGCGAGGGGCTTGGCGCGGGCGAAGTCCTCGTCCGTCCATTCCGGGTTGTCCTTCGAGATGAGGGAGGGGTTCGGCTTTATCTTGGCCATCGGCTGCGCTCCTTTCGGCTGGCGGCCCGGAGGGAGATGACCCTCACGCCGCCTTCGATGGGGGTAAACACGACCATGTGGAGCTTGTTGCCGATCAGGCCGAGAGCCTGAAAGCGGCGCTCCGGATAGTCGCTGCGAAGATCCTCGACCACAAGAGCCGTGTTCCAATCGAAGCCCTCGACGAGATCGAAGGGGAGGCCGCGCTTGACGGCGTTCCGAAGGCTCTTGGCGATGTCGAAATCAATCTTCATGTGAATTTATGTAGTACGAAAAATAGAGAAGGTCAAGCGTTTTCGTGCTACATAAATTGGAGGATTGCAGCCTGCCTGAGAAGCGGAGAAGAGCAGGTGCCTCCATTCAGACAAGGCCGAAAAAATCAACGATATCAAGGCTACAGAAAAGAGTGATTGTCTGAATAGACATTGAAAATATTGATAAGCCAAGAGACTTCTAAGCGGCAGGTCGTAGGTTCGAGCCCTACCGGAGTCGCCATTATTTTCA